AATGGATATGGCAACTCACTTCTAATGAGTAGAATCCTGGTTCGAGTCCAGGCGGAAGTGCCAATGCCGCTTTAGCTTAGTTGCTCCAAAGCACCCCACTTGTAATGGGGAGATCCTGAGTTGGAATCTCAGAAGTGGCTCCATCAGTCCTGGTCATGACTATATAAACTGACTATTGTGCGTCCATAACTCAATTGGTAGAGTGTCAGCCTTCCAAGCTGAATGTTGTCGGTTCGAGGCCGACTGGACGCTCCAATAATGCTCCTTGGTTCAAGCGACGGAAGGTGACTTTTCACCGCTTTTTGTTGAATGCTAGAGCACAAACTACTCAGCCATACTACATACTACATAATACATAATACATTGAGTTAGGGGTCGATATAATGAATTATTGCAGGGAATGTAGCAAGGTGTTCGATTATACACCAGAATTGCGGAAAAAGGGTTATAGGAAGTCTCTCTGCAATTCTTGTTCTGTGACTCTAGCCAGACGCAGGCGTAAACAGAAAGCAATAGATTATAAAGGGGGATGCTGTCAGGTTTGTGGTTACAACAAATATAATGGTGCATTACATTTTCATCATATCAAGCCAGACCATAAGGATTTTGCATTCTCAGCTAAAGGTATTCCTAGAACCTGGGAGGCTCAGAAAGTCGAACTCGACAAATGCACCCTGTTATGTTCTAATTGTCACAGCGAAACACACGCCGGTTTGCTTGATATTCACTAACAGCCTTTTGGGGGGATTAGCTCAGTTGGTAGTAGCGTTACCTTTGCAAGGTAAATGTCATCCGTTCGATCCGGATATCCTCCACAACAGAGTGCGATTCTGGCTCTTGACCTTGGTAGGTCATAAAACTGCCATTACGGAGAGTTGGCCGAGTGGTCGAAGGCGGTTGATTAGAAATCATCTGTAGCGCAAGTTACCGAGAGTTCGAACCTCTCACTCTCCTCCAAAGAAGTTAGCTGATCTTCTTGATCCAAAATCAGCCCTGTGCTCGCATCGTCTATCGGTTAGGACTCAAGGTTTTCATCCTTGCAAGTGGGGTTCGATTCCCCATGCGAGTACAACAACACTAAACCCACCCTTCTCATTAAATTGAGTTGGGTGGGTTTTTCTTTTTTTGTGCCCGCTTTCCTATTTAGAACATGAGTGTCCCCGAGATAGATTTACATGGACTACGACGCCGGCGAGCGGAATCAGTCCTCAGGAGTTGGATCCCTCGCCAGAGGGTCCCTTTCCGTATTATCACGGGCAACGGAGGCACACTCGCCAAACTAGCGAAAGAGATTTTAGACGCCAAAGGTTATAAATACCAAAACGCAAGTGATTGGAATTTAGGATGCCTTGTTATTTACGAAAGGAAGAGATAATGGCAAACTTCGGAAAAGCATCAAAAAGCAGGCTTGCGACCTGCCACCCAGACCTACAAGCGATTTTCAACGAGGTCATCAAGATCGTTGATTGCTCAGTCCTTTGCGGGCACAGAAACAAAGAGGACCAAAATGAAGCAGTCCGCCAAGGACGATCAAAAGTCAGTTGGCCAAGAGGCAAACACAATACCACCCCATCCAACGCTGTCGATGTTGCCCCCTACCCAATTGATTGGCAAGACAAAGAGAGATTCTACTTCTTCGCAGGCGTAGTCCTTGCAGTCGCCAAACAACAAGGCGTTGATATCAGGTGGGGAGGAGATTGGAACAGCAACAACAACTTCAAAGACCAAACCTTCTTCGATCTCCCTCACTTTGAGTTGCGAAGTTGAAGGGAACCGAAATGTCCCCAATCACCAGATATACCTACCCTTGCCCTCACGCAACCAGCATCACAGCCACCATCGCCCACCCCGCCCCACCAAGAGTGACTACGGCTCCTCTACGAGACACTTACACGCCTATTATCTCACCTAAAAAGGTGATGGGGGTCCTCTATGGTCCCTCGGGCAACAAAAGAAAGATAAAGACAAAATGAAACACCTATCCGCAAACAAATGGCGATCACTCACAGGAGCCCCAGTCCCCGATATCCTAGAAGAAGTCCGCAAGCGAAACCTCGAAAACAAATACACAATCCACATCGGCACAGACAGCAAGCAATACTCCTTCAATACAGTCATCGTCACAACCATCTGCTTCCGTGAAAAGGGTTATGGCGTCATCGTGTTCTTCCAGAGAAACGAGATCCCCAACTTCACCAACATCCCCGAGCGCCTCATTCATGAAACCATCGTCTCGCTGGAGTGTGCAGAGCTATTGAGAACCGAGGCGCATGTCTCCCCATCGGTCCATCTAGACATCAACACCAGGGAGTCAGCCAGGAGCACTCGCATCCTCTCAGCTGCCTCTGGTATGGTTGAGGGTATGGGTTTCCCTGTGTCTGTGAAACCTGATGCTTGGGCTGCGGATATTGCGGATATGTTTACTCGTTAGTTTTCTTTTTGTTGCCGCCTATTTATGGTAAACAATAAGGGCTCTATCAGTGACAGCTATTTCAGACATCAATGCATTTTTGCTAAATCTCCGTAATGCGGGGACTTTGCCTACGACCCTGCATGACCAATCCCCTTCTGGTGCCTCCAACAAAAGGCAGAAGGTTATCGAGGAGTATCGTCAAGATCTCTCTGATGTTTCCTCCTATTTGCCTCTTTCCGTCTCTGCGCGATCTTCGGCAGACATCAACCAGCGTCCCATCAACACACCTCACCTTGTCTCTGCTGGCGGCGAGCCTTCGTTAGGACTGGATGAGACGAGGACCAACCTGCTTCATGTCTTCCTCGGGACTGGGTTGTCGACTGAGAACCTTCTGCTCCATCTTGTCGCTGATGAGTGGAGTGGCTCTGGAGCATGGGTTGATTTGTCGTCGAACGCATTCTCGCTTGCTCCGGGTGGAACAAACGCTCCATCGAAGGTCGTTGCTGGACTCGGCGGCTCGGCTGGCGTAGAGTTCACAGGAAACAGCAGTTACTTCGAGATCGATGGCCCTGATGCTGCCCTAAGCGACCTCTCGGGCAAAGTCACCTACATCGTATTCACCGCTACAGAGCAAGTTGGGGTCACTGATGACGTCCCAAGCATCAATACCGACTCAAACAGCATAAGCAACATCTCTGGCGCTGGCGACTTCGAAGTATTTGCGGCAAGAAACATAAACGGAAGTATCTCGATCAAGACCCTGAGCGCCTACAACACCCCTGTATCACTCGAAACAGGAGCCACATCACAAGGCAACGACTTGATCTTTATCGCAGACGACCCAACCACAAATAACCTAACAAACAAGAAGATGGCTGAAGTTGCGATTTATTCAGCAACGCACACAGATGACGAGATGCTTACTAACCTAAACTCACTTTACAGCAAGTATTCACTCCAAACATCGTAGTGATGACTATTTACCAGACAAGAGGTACTAACAAATGACAAAATTCATCATAGGCGACATCGGCGACATAGCGCCCTTCCCAGTAGCAGTCAACTCTGGAGAAGTTTCAGGGTCGCTCGTGATCGATAACACGGTTGGTCCTGCCCCTGCCGCCACCAATGCCCTCGAAGTGACGGGTAGCGTCTACATTGGCGGCGACTTGACTGTTGTCGGCTCAACGACCACCATTGACGTGACAGAACTTCTCATTGACGACAAGCTACTCACACTCAATGATGGCGGGGTAGCAGGAAGCGGAACAGGCGCAGGCATCGAAATAGAAGAAGATGGCGCTCCCACTGGCTTCATCAAGACAGACGGAACAGGAGACTGGACCTTCATGGGAGCAGGCACAGCCGCCGCAGCCACCCTAACCCTCGACATTGATTCCTCGGCAACAATAAACATAAATGGAAACCTAACCGTTGAGAGCGCATCAGCAATAAATCAAGACCTAACAACAGATGCCAGCCCAACCTTCAACGGTCTCACAGTCACCTCAATAACAGGTGACGGCTCAGGACTCACCAATGTCGGAGAAGTGAGCGCAATAGCCAACGGAGCAGACAACCGCCTCGTCACATTCAGCAGCACGAGCGCCCTAAATGGGGAAGCGAACCTTACATTCGATGGTTCAGTCTTCAATATCGCTGGTGGTATTCAGCACAAAAGGACCGCCTTTGTGGCGTCAGGACCGACAACAACCTACACACCTCTTACAACGGACTATGTCGTCGGGATAGACACGACCTCAGCAGCAGCGACGATCAACCTTCCAGCAGCAAGCTCATTCGAAGAAGGGCAACTGCTCGTCCTAAAAGACGAAGGTGGTAGTGCAGGCACAAATAACATAACGGTCAATAGGGCTGGTTCGGATGCTATTGATGCGTCCACTTCGATCACTCTGTCTTCCAACTATGCCGCTATTAGTATTTATTCTAACGGCACCGACAAGTGGCATATCTACTAATTCAATAAGTTGCGATAGTCACCAAAAAGAAATAAAGAAAATACACATTTTATCGGTCATTTGCCCCATGAATAGACTATTTATCACGGTTGTAGAAACAGTTTCCAACAAGTTCCAATAAAACAAATACTTATCCCTAAGGTCCCAGTTAAATGGTGGGACATGGTTACGATGATAGCGTGGGTTGCTCCACACAATAGGTTTCATCAATAGGTTACAACTTAACTAATAACCATATATAGGAGAAATTATTATGGCTTATGGATTTTATAAAAGTCGTTCGATCGAGGCTGCTGCCATCGAGTCGAACGCAATTACATCCAGCGAGATCGCATCAGGTGCAGTCGGCTCTGACGAGATTGAAGATGCAGCAATCGTTGATGGCGACGTTGCAGCTGGAACTCTAACCTCTGCTAAGTTGGCTGAGTTTGTCGACGACGACGCAATGGAGACCGTCTCGACGACGTCAATCCACTCTGGCGCGTCTATCAAGGCTTATGTTGACGGTGAAATTACCGGCGTCAACTCTGGTGCAGGCAACATCCAGTCTGAACTAGATGCCACCCAAGCTGGTGCTGGACTAGGCGCCGATGGTGCATATAACGCCGACGCTGCTCGTGCCTACATCGGCGCAGCGGTGTCCCTTGATGAGGCCGACGAGTTGCTGTCTGTCCAACTCGCGACCACCGCTGCCGGTCTTGCAGCGGAGATTACTGCCCGCGGTACCGCTGACAGCGACGAGGCGACCGCTCGCGGCGCCGCTGACACTGCGCTAAGTGGCCGCCTTGATGTTCTAGAGGGATCAGGTGCGATACAGGGTGTTGGAACAGGCAGCAGCCCATCCTTCACTGACCTCGTCGTCAGTGGCAATCTCACCGTGAGCGGCACAACCACTACCCTCGACGTCAGCGAGCTACTAGTAGAGGACGTACTCATCCGTATGGCTTCTGGCGCCGGCGCCCTCGCTGTGGGACAAGGTTTCGAGATCGGTGCGGACTTGGCATCGTTCAAGATCGACGCTAACGATTACTTCGCCTCATCTCAGGATATCGCGGCGAGCAACTTCCGCGGCAACCTAATAGGTGCTGTCACTGGCAACGTCACTGGCAACGTCTCTGGCAACCTCGCAGGTGAAGCTTCACTTACGAGCCTCAAGCTCGGAGCATTCGCTCAACCCGGAGCAAACACCAAATTCTCTGAGATGTCTGGGAACTGCATTGACCTCGATGGTGGATCGCTCGACCTTGATGTGGACCCTACCACCGCCGGTGGTAAAATGCTCTTCGTGCGTAACAGCGCGGCTGGTGATGCCTCCATCACTGGTCGTCTCTCAGTCACTCTCCCAGAGGATGCTTCGGTTATGCTTATCGCTGATGCGACTGGCGAGTGGGTGATCTTCTAGGATAAACCCCTAGACGAGAATGTCCAAGGGTTAAACCTCGGACGAGAAAAACGCTATCAGCAAAAGGGGTGGGCTTCGGCTCACCCCTTTTGTTTGTGTGGACCTATTTACATCAAAGAGGAGACACCCATGACTTTTAACTACATTTCAGGCTCAATGCCAATCGACGAATTCACATCAGTCCATGATTCAGAGAAGAAGACGAAGGTTCGTTTTCTAGATAATCAATTGATTTTTGTTGCCGGAGGAAACTCGGTCCTTTCGGTCGCTTCGGCTGCCGCCATGATCCAAGGACACCTATCTGTCTCAAAGCAGTTCGCAGCAGGAGAGCAATCAATCGCCAGCACAGCAGGCGTCGGCGGCGCAAGTTCCAACACTATCCTCAACTTCAATGAGGGGAACACGATCTATCTGTCCCTAGAACATAACAATGGTGTCATAACTGTGGATGAGAGTTCACTTGTGGTTGGCGCAGAGTACACTATTGTCCTACAACAAGACGCAACAGGAGGCAACAGTGTCCTAATAGATACACTTGCGCACGCTGGCTCTTGGAACAAAGGGAGTTGGTCTGGCTGCCCCACACAACTCAACACCTTTATGTTTTCGGCAATGCCCACTATCTCCACAGCAGCAGGTGCGATCGATGTCCTCACCTGTAAGTGCGTCCAAGTAAACACGGGCTCTGGAAAGACTTCTAAACTCCTCTCTACCTTGACGAACAACTTCCAGTAAAATGCTAATGTCTTCCTCAAAATCAGCCCCCCTTGGGATGCTAACTTCCCTAATGAACGAAGGCGGCTCTCCTTGGGACGACCCATCTGTCGCTGTGACCACTGACTCGTCCCTTTTAGTCCCCGTAAACTACTTTTACGAGATAGGAAGCGAGGAGATTTCGCTGTTTGCAGACAAGACCCTAACCACTCCCGCACCTAACGGCTGGTATCTCGAAAACAGAGCAGGAAGTCGGTGGATCTTTATGGTAAAGGGTGGGATAGTCCTCTCACACACAGAGAAGATAGTTCCCGAACTCACCAAGTTTATGATCTACTGCCCAATAACCCCTGCTTGCAAAGCAAGACAAGACGGCACCCCCGTTTTGGTCTGGGCTAAGCTCATGCCTCCCCAAATCAATGACTACATCTACATGGACGCAATAGGCAACGCCCGACTTGACTCTGGTACCTATTGGTGCGAATCACATAAACATGAAGGACACGTCTTCACGACCTCCGAAGTCCACTCAAGAGACAAACAGATAGGTCAAGTCGTAACCGTAATAGACTGCTCCGGCGGCAACCTAAAATAAAGGGATAAAACCAAATGGCTTACTTAACCTCCAAAGGCAACAGAAAGTTCGGAGACATCACATTCGAAGACGATGCCGACGGGAACACGAAAATAGACTTTGACGAAGATCGCATTGACCTGGTGGCAGGTGGCGCAATCACATTCAGGATACAACCAAACACCGCACTGATGCCGTCAAGCGCCTATATAAACTTCAACACAACAACAGGCGCGACAGGGTACGGGATCAGAGAGAATGCTGGATCTGTTGAGTACAAACATAGTGGTGGGTCTTGGACCCCGATGAGTTCAGGAGGGGTCGGCTCATCTCCCGCCGGCAACAATAAAGAAATACAGTTCAACACAAGTGGATCATTCGCATCATCAGCAACACTGGTTTATGATGCCCCACAGGGAAGAGTAGGTATCGGAACAAGCGCTCCGTCAGCCCTTTTGCATGTGTCGTCATCATTAGACGGAGATGTGCTATTCCAAGCAACACCATACAACCAAACGAATGATGGCTTTATCATAACAGATAGGGCTGGGGCGACATACGTCACACTCAACAAAGCGGGGCAATCAACGTATCCGCTCGATGTCAACGGAAATATCAGAGGCATAGCGTTCATTTCCACAGTTGATAGTCCAAGTTACGGGTTTAGGGTTGGTCAATCTCAACACACCTTATATGGAGTAGCAGAAGGAAATACGGACCAAGGAGCAGTCTTCTTGATGAAGGACAACGGAGGATTAGTTGTTAGTGGAAGCGCTACCTCAAGTCCGCTTCGAGTCCAGACGCCAAGCAACGCAAACATTCTCGTAGTGTCTGGCTCTGGAAATGTCGGCATAGGAACAAGCGCCCCCTTGTCAAAACTCGACGTGTCGGGGAAGATTGCCATCTCTGCTGAACAGGCTTCGACACCAACCGCTCCGGCGGCTGGGTCGGGCTGGCTCTATACAAAAACAGATGGGAAACTCTATTGGCAGTCGGGAGATGTGGCAGAGACAGATGTAACTTCGGCTGGCTCAAGCGTATTCGATGCAGCAGGAAACTTCTTGGTTGGAGGAGCAACTGTAAACGCCTCATCAGAAAACAATGTAATAATAAATGCGGGTGCTCTACCCACCTCGGCAGTATCTTCCCAATCTACGTTTACATCATATGAAGCCCCCACCGCCGTAGTGGCGAACACAGTATTTTTGGCTCACTGCGAAGATAGTACAGTAGCATATGGCTCAGGAACAATATCTCTTGGCGACGCGGCGTCATTCTCGACCGCCAAGAGCAAATTTGGGGGCTCGTCGTTGTACATAGACGGAACTGACCTCGGTCCCATTATTATGCCAGCTGGGAGCGAATTTGATTTTAGTACGTCATCTGAATTTACAATTGAGTTCTGGTATTATCCTGTTTCGGCATCAACAGCAGCAGTATTTACGACAGGTGATTATGTATACAATTCCAACCAAGGAAGTGATTGGTTGCTTTATGGCAATGGTCGTCTTTACGATCATTATACCTACACGGCAGGTTTCTACCCCAATATGCCTCCCGGCAACACTGGGTGGCATCATGTCGTGATCCAGAGATACAACTCGGGGATCGAATTCTATTTGAATGGAACTTTAATGTCGAGGGATACATCTACATTTCACAATGACGACTTCGATTTCACCAATGGGATAAGATTTGGATCAGCGGCCAACGGGGCCTACCAGGGGGAAATGTACATAGACGAGATTCTTGTGATGTCTTCCGCCAAATATACGGGGAGCTTCGTCCCAGAGTCGACAGCATATTCGGTCTCCGCTGGGGACACCGACCCTGCTGAAATGTGGGTGGGCGACGGAAGCAATAATCTGACAAAGATATCTCCACACAACAGAGAGGATGAGTGGGAATTCTTCTCAAGGAATATAGAATCTGGAAAAGTAGTCAGGATCAACCTAGAGAAAACATTTAAGCGACTCGAAGAACTCCATCCGGGAGAGACATTCATCGAAGAGTTTAATATTGCCGAAGGTCCGGTTGTAGAGTCTGTCTCCGGAACTGATCCACCTGCATGATGGTTATGCCATTTACCACACTATTTATTAGAAGCACAAGGAGAATAACATGCCATCTTATATCAAATGGATAAATAGAGCCAAAGATGCGATCATCGAAGGCAAAACCGAGATAGCAGAAGACATCAAGTCTCGTCTATCCCACACCTATGGACTATGGGAACAGGTCCTCGACCTCGTCGAGCACGAGAAAGCCCTCGCCAAAGAACGAGCAAAAGCCACAAAGGCAGCCAAAAAACCGGCACCAAAAAAGAAACAACAAAAGGTAAAACAAGATGTCAAAAACACTTCTAAATAAAGCGATCAAGGCGATGATGCTCGGAGAAGCGTTCAAGCCAGATCACAAAGCATCACTACAGGCACTCGAAGAGATAATAGGGCAGATGAACCCAAGAAACTCAAAGGACAGAGCAAGACACCAACTCGCCCTGGAGCAAGTCGGCAACCTAAAAAGACAATTCAGGAAACTTGAGGAAGAAAACTCCGATCTCAAAGAGCAACTCAACGTGATCGAAGAGGACGCCACAAACAAGCAGAACGACAGCCTCAACAAGGGACGCAAGTAAATGGGTGGCTTAGCGGGACACATGAACCATCTCTATGATGATGCGGACCTAACATTCTCAAAGATGTATGAGATCATTTTGGCGGCATCAAATGGGAAGTTGACCGCGGAAGAGAAGGTTGACGGACAGAACCTCTTTGTCTCATACAATATCAAATCAGGGACGCCCGTGGCGGCACGCAACCTAACGAACATCAAAGAAGGCGGAATGGACGCTACGGCTTTGGCGACCAAGTTCGCTGGTCGTGGAGGTCTCACCGAAGCGTTTGTTGAAGCATTCGCCACCTTCGAGCGAGCCGTAGACGCTTTGTCCCCCGAGGTAAAGATCGGCATCTTCGGCAAGGACCTTGATTACTGGTACAATGCAGAAGTGATGAGCCCTTCCAACCCAAATGTGATCCACTATGACGAGAAGGTCTTGAAGATACATGACTCAGGGCACAAACGCAGAAACCCAGACACGATGCGCCCAGAGGACTTCGATTCCACAATTCCGCTCGGCATTCTAGATAGAAACCTTGAAGCCATGCAGGCTTCGGCGGCAAAGTCGGGCGATAGTTCATTTGTCCGTTCAGCAATAGTGAAGTTGAGGGCGATGTCTGACGATACAGCAGCCAAGCGAGCAATCAACCGAATCTCCTCTGCAATCAAGGTTGCCGGACTACAACCCGATGATACAGTAGCCTCCTACCTCGAAGCACGAGTACGACGCCACCCAGCCATAGCAGAACTCAATCTCCCCAAAGACAAAATCGAAGCCCTCACTCTCCGCACCCTCGGCTCCAAAGAAGCCCCCAATTTACGGCTCATAAAAAAAGGATTAGATGAGGAGCAATTAGAAGATGTAGTGGGAGTAGCATCCGCGTCAGCGAAGAGAGCCATCTTGATAGATGCTATCAGACCTCTTGAAGAGGCGGTCCATGAGTTCGCAGTAGAGATGCTCGGAGCAGTCCAGAGCACCTTCGTCCTAAACCCCAAGAAGGAAGTTCAGCGCCTACGTGACACTTTGTCGGGAGCAGTCGCCGAAATAACCCAATTAGCGGATGACGGAGTGGTCAGCGGAAAAGAGATGGAAATGATGAGACATCAACTCCAAAAAATCAAAGACATAAAAGAGATCAATACCACCATGGAGGGGATCGTTTTTGACTATGAGGGGAAGGTTTATAAACTAACAGGTTCTTTTGCGCCCGTAAATCAGATCCTCGGCATCTTGACCTACTCTCGTGGAAAAAGAAACCAAGGGGTCCAAACGCAGACCGAGTCCCTCATCGACTCTATGATCTCCTCCTTCCTTTTGAAAGAGAGCGCAGTTACAGGGGTAGTTACAGAGCAGGAAGGGCGACGAGTGGCTCTACTCCCTGGTGGCTTCAAGCCACCCCACGCAGGGCATTATTTGCTCGCTAAGTACCTCTCTAAGCAAAGCGACATCGACGAGGTCATCATCATCGTCGGCAAGAAAGACAGATGCGTAGAGGGAACAGAGTTTTGCCTAACTGCCGAACACTCTAAATCTCTATGGGAACTCTACTTTGAGAGCGCAGGCGACAGCAACCTAAGTGTCCGCATCCAGGAGGGCAAAAGCCCAGTCGCAGATGTCTATGACTTCATCGCCGACCCGAGAATGTTCCATGATGGAGATACAGTTATTCTCGGCAAAGGAGAGAAGGACGCAGGGGACACTCGCTTCGACCGAGCGCAATCCTACGCAGAGCGCCATAACCCTGGTGTAAATGTCGAACAAGTCATCACACCAACCTTCGCTGGCGGAGTCTCGGGCACCCAAATGCGCTCCTTCGTAGCCAACAACGACGAGACCTCATTCAAAGCCAACCTCCCAACTCACCTCACCGCTGAGGAACAACGCCAAGCGTGGAACATCGTGTCCCCTTCGCCCCTCGAAGAGATCAGCGTAGCCAGCGGAGTTGAGGGCGCAGCAGGCGCTTGGGGACAACCCAACAACTACGACCCATATCACACAGCACGGAAATCCGGCAACAAAAAAAGAACATCTACAAGAAGACCTCAAAGCACCCGACCAAAAAGGGGGAGATAACATGACCATCAATAGAGACGAATTTTACAAAGAACTTATCCTGAGAGAACACATCAGGAAACGCATACTGAAAAAACACAATGAGCAAATGCTGGAAGAGCAGAAGTTCCGCAAAGTAGTGCGGATGATGCTGAAAGAAGCGGGGAACGAAGAGACTCCTCACGCAAGCACAGGGATCAACGTCCTCGCTGATCTGTTGAAGAAGATCATCCCCGTTATTGAGACTGATTACAAGATGTTGACGACGAGCCCAGAGCAACGGGAGTCATATAGAGCACACATCATTCAGGCGGCGAAGAACGCTATGGCTCCTGTTGATGTGGTTAGTGACATTCAGAGTGAGAGTTTTGAGTATACGATTGATGCTGATGTTTTACTTGAGAAGGTTACAATAGAAGTTGGAGATGAAGATGAGAACGAAGAACTCGAAGGTGAGTTTATTGACATTGATGATGAGCCTGTTGACGAGGAAGGCGAATTGGGAATTGATGGTCAGAACGAAACAGGTAGAAACTTTGCTCTCGAAACTTTTAAGAAGATAGAGAGTCAGATTGTTGACGCTTATGCTAAATTGAGTGATGATGAAGATAATAAATTGTTTCATGATTATCTCTTGACTAACTTGTTGTTATACTTTGATAAGTTTGAAGATCAGTTAGCGGAGGAGTTGCCAGAGCAGAGTACTCCGGAGTATGAAGAAGAGATATCAGGAGAGGACGAGGGCGGCTTGGGCGATGACGGAGGAGACCTCGAAGACATGGAGCTATAATTTATTTTCGAGTTACTCTTTACATCTCCTTGAAGTGATGTATAATGGCTGTAAGCCAAAGCCACCCAAAGAAACTATAGAGACTATAAATAACTAATAAGAGACTATAAATAACTAATAAGAGACTATAGATACTGATAAGAGACTATAAATAACTAATAAGAGACTATAGATACTGATAAGAGACTATAGATACTGATATGGGGATGAAATGGATTCGATTGGGAGGAAGAGATAGAGTAGTGCAGGGGTGAGGGAAGCGTGGCTCACTAAAAACGCTTAAAAAGATAATTGCAAATGACAATTTCAACATGGAGATGGCGGCGTAAAAACCTAACCACTCTTGAGGCGACAACTGCCGATAAACAGAAAGTTGCTTGAGTAAGAGAACCCTCGGATGTCAATAAAAACTTCAGTGCTCAGAGGCAAAACAAAGCAAAGAAGTATAGTCAATGTTGTAATGACGATAAAATACAACTAACCCTGTGAACGATTGTTTTATTGATACTTTCAACACGACGGTTCGATGCCGTCCATCTCCACCAAGGAGCCTCTTCGGGGGCTCCTTTTTCTTTGATGTCCAACCTATTTATAGATATAGAGAACCCCTAACAGCGAGGAATAAAATGAAGAAGACCTACCTCTTGGACACTAATGTCTACATGACCGATGCTAATGCCCTCTTCAAATTCGAAGACAACGACATTATCATCCCCACGATCATCCTCGATGAGATCGACCGACACAAGAGCCGCCAAGATTCAGCAGGAGCCCACGCCCGCCAGTTCAATCGCATCCTCGACGGACTCCGCTCAGAAGGCTCCCTCTATACAGGGATCAGTCTCGGCGAGAACAAAGGCACAATCAAGGTAGTCGCCTGCGACAACGAGAACCACCTCCCAGCAGGTTTCGACAAAGGACACTCAGACAACAAGATGCTCGCCGCCGCCCTAAGCCTCACCACCGAGGTCATCATCGTCAGTCGAGACATCAACTTCCGTGTCAAGTGCGACGCAGTCGGCATTCCCTGCGAAGGCTACGAGAACGAGAAGGTCGTAGACAACGCAGACGACCTCTACTCAGGCGTAGCCGATGTCCTCGTCCCAAGAGAGCAGATAGACCTCATCTACTCAGGAGGCGAAGTCATCCTTTCGGTAACAAAAGAAAAAGACCTCTACATCAATCAATACCTCGTCCTAGGAGCCGAAGAAGCCCCAAGGCAGACTATCCTCGTCAGATACCAAGGTAAAGGACTCCCACTAAGACGCCTACATACCTCACGAGAAGAAGTATGGGGACTGAGAGCGAGAAACAAAGAGCAAGAGTTCGCAATAGACGCCTTGATGGACCCTAACATTAAACTGGTGACCCTCGTAGGACGAGCAGGCTCAGGGAAGACCTTGATAGCCATTGCAAGCGGTATGGAACAAGTGATACAAGCAAGAAAGCACAAGACACCCTTCACTAAGTTGATGGTGTCGAAGCCAGTAGAAGCGGTCGGCAAGGATATTGGGTTTTTGCCCGGTCCGCAGCCACTTGACGCTAAGATACTCACCCCATTTGGATGGTCTACAATGGGCGAGATGAAAATTGGTTCTGAGGTGATAACAGAGGAAGGGATTTCCGCAGAAGTTTTAGGTGTATATGACCAAGGTGTGAAGGATATCTACCAAGTCAAGACCACCGATGGAAGGGTGACCGAATGTTGTGCGGACCATTTGTGGTTTACAACTACGAATGCCGAGAGAAGACGCCCAGGTAATAACGGAAAAGTAAGAACTCTATTAGAAATAAAAGACACCCTACATTCCACCGATAAGAAGTTTTATGGGAAATTAGAACATATTTTACCCAAGGTGTTACCTGTGGTTTATAAGACAGAGGGTATAACAACGAAGGACATCCCTCCCTATGTGATGGGTGCTTTATTGGGTGATGGCTCTTTTGGCAAGAGCGGTAAAGTGTGTATAGCCAGCATCGATGAGGAAATAGTGAATCGCATTAGACGAGAACTTGAACCCATGGGGTGTGAACTCTCAAGCCCAAAGTCAGGGATAGTGTATTCTATAAATGGGAGACTCTATAATAATAAAACCGCCAAAAGAGTACAAGTCACAGGTGAGAGTGGAAGCGATATTTATCATTCGGTCGGTTTGGCATCTGCAAAACTAGGTGTTAGCAGCGGCACAATTGGTTATCGATGCAAGAATAATAGCACTATTGATGGTAAGCGGTATAATTTCTTAGAACCTTCAACACGCTGGACGAACCCCGTCAGGGAACAACTCCATTTGCTTGGTTTGTTAGGGAAGACAGGACAAGACAAATTTGTACCAAGAAAATATATGACTGCCAGTATAGAGGATCGTCTGAATCTGTTACGGGGATTGATGGATACCGACGGAGGGGTCAATAAGAAGAAAGGTAGCGCCTGTTTTTGGAACACATCTTATCATCTGGCGAGTTCTGTGTGTGAGTTGGTGAGATCACTTGGGGGGACAGCAAAGATATCAGAGCGCCACCCACGAAAATCCACCTTTTTGGATGGAAGAGAGATAAAATCAAATAAAACTTGTTATGAGGTCAACCTCTCAATACAAGGGGGATATAACCCGTTCTACCTTGCCAGGAAAGCAAAATATTATAAATCTAAATATTCACGGATGATTAAGATTGAAAGCATTGAGAAAATAGGGCTTAAGGAAGCGAGGTGTATTAGAATTGGTAGCACTCGACATCTTTATGTAACTGATGATTTTATTGTCACGCATAATACCTTAGAAGAGAAACTAGGACCTTGGCTCGCTCCGATCAAGGATAACTTGGAAGCATTGATGGGCGACAAGGTGGCTATGGAGACCTATATGGAGCAAGGCGTCATCGAGATCGAGGCAATCACTTTTATCCGTGGTCGTTCTATCGCCAATGCCTATATGATCATCGATGAAGCTCAGAACCTCAATGTCCACGAGATCAAGACAATCCTCACCCGAGTAGCTGACGGAACAAAGATCATCTTGACAGGAGACATCCAACAGATCGACAACTCGTATGTAGACGCAGAATCTAACGGGTTGACTTATGCTGTTGAGAAGTTCAAGTCATACGAAATCAGCGCCCACATCACCCTATCGAAGGGTGAGCGAAGCGAACTAGCAACGTTAGCGGCAGAGATCCTATGATAATACTTTACAAAAAACTATTCATACGGTAGAATAAAGAATAATAAGGAGCGTCCAACGATGAGTATAGAGATAGAGCAGTACATAAAGGAGACCTCATTGTCAAAAGGGGGACAGATAGCCAAGATGGGCGAGGTAGACATCGTTGTCTCCTCACCACTACCAGACGAGATCAACCTATCTCGCGTAATTCACACCTTCCACAAGTCGCTCCCATCAGCCTACTTCCGTGGCTTGGACGCAATTTACGTAATGGAGTCTCCGATATTCAAGAAGAGGGAAATCAACGCCTTCTATCGAGACGCTGCACTTTTCATTTCTCCGGAACAAGAAAACGAACAGGATCTCGTCGACGACCTCGTTCATGAAATGGCGCATCACCTAGAGACAACTCACCCTGAGGAGATCTATGGTGATACGGCATTGACGCAGGAGTTCAGGACTAAACGGAAGCAGGTCCAATTCGAATTGGCGTCAGAGGGCTACAATACACAGGGTTTAGATTTCAGCGAAGTTGCCTATGACAAAGAATTCGATGTTTACATGTATAAGCGAGTTGGTTACCCGAAACTGCGTAACCTATCATCAGGCATCTTCCTGCGCCCCTACGCCATCACATCTGTCCGAGAGTACTTCGCAAGTGGCTTCGAAGCCTACTATCTCAAGGGCGGCAAAAAAGAAGACCTTTACAGAGTGAGTCCTGTGTTGTATAATGTGATAGAGAAACTTCACAACGACGCTTTGTAAGCAGAAAGAGGCGACTTGGCTGGAAAGCATATCTCCTATTCCGAGTGGAAAAACTGGTATGTATGCCCGTTCTACCACAAACTAACATACATCGATAAACTCTCGGGTTTCGAGGGTAATATCTATACGGCATTCGGCAAAGCCCTTCATGAGGTTTGCGAGGTGTCTCTCGTCAAAGACGCTCTTCCAGAGCAGTCAGTCCTCGACAACCATTTCAAGATGGCTTTTGTCCGAGAGTTAAAGGATCTGCCAAAGAAAGAGCAACTACGAGCGGTCAACGAGTTCAAGCTCCCCAAATGGAAAGAGCAGGGACTTGAGATCGCCAACGAAATCTTTGGTGCGATGAAGGAGAAGTTCGGCACTTTTGGCGAGGACTGGACTGTTCTGGCTGCCGAAGAGAACCTAATGGAACCCATCCGTGAGTTCGAAGCAGAAGAGAAGGACTTCAAGGGTTTCATCGATCTTGTTGTGGTGGAGAAGAACGGCAAGGTCCACCTCATTGATTGGAAGACATCTTCATGGGGTTGGGACGCTCGCAAGAAAAGCAACAAAGTCCTCGCCTACCAATTGGTGTTCTATAAGAAATTCTGGGCTCAGAAGCACGAAGGCGAAGAATGTTGCCCGACAAACCTCGACAACATCGAAGCCCATTTTGTCCTATTCAAGCGAACGGCCAAAGTAGGAAAGAAGATCGAGTTTGTCCGTGTCGCCATCGGCAAGAAGCGCATCCAGAACGCCACCAACGAACTCACAAAAGCCTTGACTCACATCGTCAAGAAGAACTACACCAAAAAACGAACTGTATGTGTAAGTTGCCCTGATCGCTTCGGTCAGTGTGATTTCTACCGAACCGAACACTGTAAATAGGAGCCAAAATGACGGCAAAAAAGATAAAAGTCCTAACAATAGGCGACAACCCTCTATTTCCATCAGGAGTAGGAACTCAATCAAAATATATGATTGAGGCACTTCTTGACAGCGGGAAGTTTGAAGTCATTTCATTCGCAGGGGCGATGAAGCACAATGACTACAAACCCATCCGCACTGACAAATACAAGGAGGAGTGGACTATCTTCCCAGTGGATGGCTATGGCGACCCAGATCGCCTTCGATCCATTCTACGCTTCGAGAAGCCAGACATCCTGTGGTTTATGACCGACCCTCGTTTTTATGAGTGGCTTTGGGCGATGGAAGACGAGATCCGCCCGCTTGTCCCAATGGTTTATTATCATGTGTGGGACAACTACCCGATGCCGACATTCAACAAAGATTATTACGATTCAAATGATTTGGTCGCATCAATCTCGAAGGTCACAAGTGACATCGTTCAGAATGTGTCGCCAGAGGTTACCGAAAAATACATCCCTCATTCTGTTGACACAAGCGTGTTCTGTAAGTTATCAGATAGTAGTGATGAGATAAAGCAAATTGTTTCAAACAATCCTGATATCAAAGACAAGTTTGTGTGCTTCTGGAACAACCGCAACGCTCGCCGCAAGCAATCGGGGACTCTGGTATATTGGTTCAAGGAATTTCTTGATAAGGTCGGGCACGAGAACGCCACGATGATCATGCACACGGATGTGAACGATCAACAGGGGCAACCCCTTGATCAACTCATACACGAGTTGGGTATTGTGGATGGGCAGATTCAATTCTCAACAGAGAAGTTGAGCCCAGAGGACCTAAACATCATGTATAACCTCGCTGATGTGACGATCAATATCGCCGACGCCGAGGGTTTCGGTTTGGCAACTATGGAGAGTTTGGCTGCCGAAACTCCGATCCTTGTCACTATGACAGGAGGTTTACAAGAACAGGTTACAGATGGTGAATCATTCTTCGGCGTCGGTATTGAGCCAGCATCGAAGACAGTCATTGGGTCGCCTCGTGTACCGTTCATCCACGAGGATCGTATCAACAAGGACGACTTTCTCAACGGATTGACTAAACTATATGAAATGAAAGCCGAAGAACGCCAATCGCTCGGCAAGGCAGGTCGAAAGCACGTAGTCACCAACTACAACTTTGAGAACTTCAAGAACACCTGGGTCAAAACATTAGAAGAGGTCCATGAGAAGCACGGATCTTGGGAAACAAGAAAAGGATATAACAATTGGGAGTTAATCAAACTATGAAAAAGGTTTTACTACGAGGACCTGTATTGACTCGTTCTGGTTACGGCGAGCACGCCCGCTTTGTTCTCAAAGCACTACAACAGAACGAGGACTACGACATTTATGTTGAGCCTCTCAACTGGGGCAAGTCCAATTGGCTCCATGAAGACACCGAATCACGCAGGGAGATAGACTCATTCATCTATAAGATGGCGCAGAACCCATCAAACGACTATGACATCTCATTTCAGGTCACTATTCCGAATGAGTGGGTCAATGCTGCCCCTGTCAATGTGGGTATCTGTGCTGGCGTGGAGACCGATAAAATATCTCTGGCATGGCTCCAAAAGGCCAACGAGATGGATAGGATTATCGTAACATCTCAGCACGCCAAAGACGGATTTGTCAAAACGACCTACGACCTCAAGCCCCAGGGCGTCGACGGCGACCCAATGCCCTACACCTGCCAGACACCCGTCGAGGTGGCTCACTATGGAGTCGGCGAGGTCAAGCCCAAGCCTCTCGCTTTGGAACTCGACGACGAGTTCAATTTCCTGACGGTAGCCCAGATGGGTCCAAGAAAGAATTTGGAGAACACCATCCGCTGGTTCTATGAGGAATTTGAGAACGACCAAGTAGGTTTAGTTATCAAAGCACATTGGCTCAACAACTCCCTCCTTGACCGCCGCAACCTAACCCGCACCTTATCGTCAATCAAGAGCCAGTACCCCTCCGCTAAATGTAACACATATCTTCTTCACGGCAACCTCACTGACGCCGAAATGCAAGGTCTCTACAACAACAGCAAGATCAAGGCATACGTTACAGCCACTCATGGTGAGGGTTTCGGTCTTCCCATCTTCGAAGCAGCCAGCAACGGACTCCCAGTCGTCGCCCCTGTGTGGTCGGGTCAAGCCGATTTCCTCTACGCACCAGTAACCAACGAGAAGTCTGGCAAAACGAAGAGCACTCTCTTGTGTGAGAAAGTCGCCTATGACCTAGCACCCGTCCAGTCTGAATCGGTATGGCAAGGTGTCATCGAACCAGGGACGAACTGGTGTTACCCAAAGCAGGACAAGTTCAAAGCATCAATGAGGAGTGTGTTTAAAGCATATGCATCTAAAAAGAAGAATGCAAACACATTGATGGATTATCTCAAAGATGAGTTCTCTATGGAAAACAAACTAAACAACCTAACAAATCTAACAACCTTCGAAGGAGAAGAAAAATGAAACTATCCAACCAAGCCCTCGGCGCAATCATGATGGCGCTACAAAACAGCCTAATGGAGCAGACGGACATCGTCCCGATCCTCCAAGCATTTGAGATGGAGAAGAGTGAAGACACCAAGCGCTGGGGCACCAAGAACGGCGAACTTATTGTCAAGAACCCACCCACCGTCCGAGCGACCAAGGTCATCGAACTGGAAGACGGCGAGTAATGCCGACCTATGCCTATCTTTGTAGCGAGTGCGGACATCAGTTTGATGTCTTCCATTCCTACAAAGATAGGCTTACCGATTGCGAAAAGTGTGATACAATAGGGACATTAGCAAAAATGCTAAACAAACCCATCCAACTCGTTTCTTCGGCAACAAGAAATAAAGATAGCAAAGAGAAGGTCGGGACCAAGGTGAACGAAGCCATAGAGGACAACAAGCAAAACCTCGAAGAACTCAAAAAAGACATGTATAAGAGGACAAACCCCAATGGATAAAGCAGTAGCCGCAGTATTGGCGACTAGCGTCATCATCAACTCAGTAGCACTATGGCACATTTATGGATTGGTCGCCCTGCTATACTGGGGGGTAATGCTAGTCAGCGTGGGGGCTAACTTCTTCGCCGCTTGGTATGTCACAAGAACGATAAAACGGATGTCATCACACGAAGAACTGCTTGATAGTTTCGTTGAGCACCTAAATACCTACGAAGAGCACCTAGGCGGTATAAATCAGTTGGAGCTATATGTTGGAGACCCTTCTATCGCGGGGTTGATCAAGCATACCAGGGATTTCCGCACAACTTTACTTGATTATGCCCGAATATTTTACTTGGAGGAGGAGATAGATGTCCGAGACGAAGAAGCCAGCACCGAAGAGACGTAGGAGAAGGCGCAAGGGGACACCTGGACGACAATATTTCACACAGGCTACGGAAGATGCTATTGTCGCATATTGCAAGACAGAGGATCTCAAAGAGCGGACTGAACTGTATGTAAAGGAGATCCGCCCAGCCTTTGACGAATTGGTCGACAAGATTGTATACACCTATAAATTTACCAATCTGAATAACGTGAACGTCCTAAAAGACGACTGTAAGGTCTGGCTGACTACAATACTAGAGAAATATGACCAATCAAAAGGGACGAAAGCATTTTCTTATTTCACGGTAGTCACAAAGAACTGGTTTACTCATCGTGCGAAACAGCAAACAAAGAAGAACAAACGAGAAGTAGAGTATGACTCTATGGTTCGTGAGGTTGATGCCATCACAGCCACGCAGGAGTTTGATTTCCTCAAGGAGCAGGAAGAGCAGCAGTTTTGGCTCAATCTGTTACAGGAAATAGATACTTGGAAAGATTTAGACCTGAGAGACAACGAGCGCAAAGTGCTCGGCGCTATTGAAACTCTCTTTAAGAATATTGAAGATATAGAGATTTTCAATAAAAAGGCTATTTATTTATACATGAGGGAGATCACGGGACTTAACACCAAACAGGTCGTGAGTAATCTTAATCGTCTGCGAGAGAAATATAGGGAATTTCGGGAAAACTGGAACAATGGCGAGGAAATTAAAGATGACGACGACACAGAGCATGAGCGACATACTGGCGAAAGCTCTGGCGAACATTGATGAGGATCGCCGAGAAACTGCGGAACTCCTGCTTGATATCAAGAGTTATTTAGCTGGGTCCCAAGATAGGTACTCTGAGGTTGGCTCTACCGCTGCTAAATTCGTAGAGACCATGCAGAGATCTAATGAGCAGTTGGTCAAGATTGCTAGTTTGATGCAGAAGAAAGAGGCCGCCAACCTCCCTGAATCATTGACGGACGGAGACAAGGACGATCTATTCGACCTAATTCAGAAGGTGGAATAGATGTCTAAGGAAACAGAGCTACTACAGACGCAGGGGTTGTTGAATAACATAGAATCTGCACCGCAACCTGCTGTTGTGCCTGGTCGTTCGTCTGTTGTCAACGACCTACAAGGGCAGGTAGTCAAATCCCGCCAGACCGATGCAGTCTCGGGCAAACGAGAGTTCCTAGCAGTTGTTTTGCGTGATGAGAATCGATTCCAAAAGACCGCTCCACCGATTGGTTCTCCGCAACACATCGCTCCTGACTTCTTCGGGGCGGAGACAACGAAAGTCATAAAGGTGAAGGCGTCGATTCCAGAGATCCACATTGCCCTTCCATCCCCGGAAGATCAGAATGACCACATGGTTATTGGGTTGTATCCCACATTCGTCTGTGCCCCCGAAACCCTGTCGGGGAAAACACCAGCAGTAGGCGAAGTAATCCGTGTGTCCTTTGGCGACGTCGCCACCCAATCCAGTCCAACAATCGTCGGGCTGGCTACCAGCGGGAACAAGCAATCTGGTGCTGATGGGCAAGCACCCTGTAAAGACACTGCCAAAACAGCGATGCAAACAGTCCCACCCATAGGATCACCTCTCAATGTCTCCTCGTCTAGCGATGCCAAAACACCACAGGGTCCTTTGTCGGCAGATAAAGAAAAGAATATAAAAAGGGCGATTGAGGTGGCTCGTCAGGTCAAAGCAAAGAGCAGAGTAGACATACCTGTAGAGATATTGTTGGCATTTATGTCAATCGAGAGCAAAGGAGACGCCTCGGCTATAAGATTCGAGCCTCACATCTTTGTGGGAAAAAGCCCACAATGGATGTCAGTCACTGGGATGATCGACAAGACTACCACCCCAAAGAAGTTCGTACCGAGAAGAGGTGCTGGTATGAGGAAGATACATGGAAGGCGAGACGCTTGGGGTGAGAAGACGGCGGGAGTCCCCTACACTCGTCCGAAGAGGTCTCCCTATTATAGTAAAAAGACATCAGAGTCCAACAAGAGTGCGTTTGAGCATGCCTTGACTGTTGACCCATATTGGGCTGTATATGCGACTTCGTTCGGAACATATCAGGTTATGGGCTTCAATGTCTTGACTGATACGAACACGAAATATACAGGAAAGACCCCCAAGAAGTTCTATGAGGACTTTTTGTCCAATCCAGAACAGGTATCGGATGAGATGATGGTGAGTTGGATATCTAAGAAGCGTAGTTGGAGGAATACGGCAAAGCACCAGCGACGCCTGAGTCCGACAGAACTCAAAAAGTTGATTAAGTTATATAACGGCTCTGGGCAGGTTGACGCTTATTACTATCGAATAGGTGGGGGACTAAAAAAGGCATATGACCAGGCATTTTTGGATGTAGAGGCATACAGGCGGAAAGATGCTGTCGATAATCCACCACCCCCACCACCACTTAATCCCTCTCGTACAATAAGAGAGCACAAAAAGGCAGTGCGAGCATCAGAGCGATCTGAGAGAGATGCTCGCAGGTCTGAACAAGACGCCGACCAACTCGCTGCCGCCACATGTGCTGCTGGTGGGGTTTTACCTACCTCTTTGTCCTCTTCTTCTGCTCCGGACCTTAAGAATGTCCGAGGTGGCGAGCGACCAAACAATCACTCAAATACAGACAATGTTGCATGCGGTCAATCCGCTCGACTTGGGGATAGTTCTTCGACAACAAATAAGAAAGATCCAAAAACTGGCAAACTACATGAAACTGACGAGGCGTTCAGGAAGGGTAAATCGCTAGGAGAGGTTCAGATAAGAAAGATCAAGACGAAGGGGAGAAAGGCCCATAACTTCGTGTTAGAGGTCGATGGAATATTCCCATCAGACTTGGTAGAAAAGATGATTTCTTCTGCTAAATCTGATGGTATTAATTTGCAAATCAATAGTGGCTTTCGCACAAATAGAAAACAGAAACAACTTTACGACAAATTCAAGCGCACAGGTTCCCCACCAACAGCGAGACCTGGTAGAAGTAAGCACCAGTCTGGAACTGCCGTAGATTTCCAAACTGGCGGCGGAACAAGCCCGGCGTATTTCTGGCTAGTAAGGAATGCGATAAACTTCGGTTTTGTTAGGACAGTGAAGAAAGAGACTTGGCATTGGGTGTACTTGCCTAATATCAATGACACGTTCAAATATGTCCCACGGAGTCACACAGAGGGCAAGGGCGCTTGGCCATCATTTGTAAAAGACACTAATAAAGTAACTGGGAAAAAGAATGGCTAAAATAAAAGCAGTTATACGCACGGGAATACCTGAGAAGAAGCGAAAGCACAGAGATAGGCTTGGGTCTCCTGATGCTGTCGGCGGCGGTATGTTCCAGGACAAGATACTGGAATCTCATCCAAACTACAACACCGCCGCATCGGAGCAGGTAATTGAGGGCGAGAATAATACCTATATCGTACTGGGTCGAGATCGCCCGGCGGGCTTCTCTTCTGGTTACGGAGGCAAGGGAGACACGCACGCAGGACGAATAGATATAATAGCGGGAATGCAAGGTATGAACGCCGCAGAAGAGAACGCAAATGGCGAGACCCTTTTCACAGATCCTTGCATGTTCAGGGACGCAGCCAGGATATACATAAGCCAAAAGACGGATGTAGATGAGAGCTTCAAAATACATACGGGCAGGATAGGCGAAGCAAAAACGAAGTCAGCGATTGCCCTAAAAGCTGATGGTGTTCGAATTATCGGGCGAGAAGGAATAAAGTTGGTCACAGGAACAGATAAGTTTAATTCCCAAGGGGTTAAAATACAGGGCATATCAGGAATAGACCTGATCGCAGGAAACCTAGGTGATGAATTGGAACCTATTCCTCGTGGCAAGAAATTGACATCAGCACTAGAAGACATGGTAAAGCTTGTATCCTCGTTGAGTGACATCGTCACTAATCTAACAACCAACCAAGCAAAATTGATCACAGCATTGTCAACACATACCCACATGATGACTCCTGTCGGAATAGCCTCCCCGTCTCCTGACTTCGCACCGTCTGCCACCCTGCGCCTCGTGGAGACAGCCACGATCATAGGTAAGTTGGCGGCATATAAGGCTAATTGTGCCACCCACAAGATGAATCACTACAACCCGATTGGCAAGAGATACATAAACTCTCGCTACAATAGCACGAATTGACATAAAATGACATATAATTTATCAAACTGGATAGAAAATGTGGATATACCACAAGGGGATACTCGCCCTGCCTGGTCTGTGTACTACAACAGTCAAGACAAGCATCATTATGCTGTGAGGTTGTCCCCATATCCAATAAGAGAAGATCTTCACGAGTCGGACCTGCACACCGTCTATGCAGATCGGTTTGGCCATCTTGCGCTGTGGGAGATAATGGATAAGTTTTTCCCCGACAAGAATTACGATGATGATGAGATGTTCGCACAAGGGAACCTGGTGCAGTGGGGCGATGTAGATGTAGCTGAGAAGATGTCATATGAGTGGTTCCGTCCGCTTGTGCCGAATAGTAAATATTTGTTCTGCCTGAGAGTTAGTCCGCACTTTATGAGGAATGTGATGTTCGCTCCTGAGTCAAACACAGGTGAGGCTCCACCCAGGGAAGACCCAGTCCAAGACGCAGCAAATCGCAGGCAGACAAGGAGACAAGAGCTTGACAACCAAACTGAACAAGCGGTCAATCAGGTCAAAAAGACACAAAGGGGAGAGAGCGAAGCGCTGTCGCGTGTCAAGGTGGTCATCAAGCTTGATGAACTATCCTCTAAAATAAAGGACATGACACCAGTACTCAGGAGCTATAGCAAGGCGATACGAAAAAGCCAACTAAAACCAGAAGATATTGGAGGATTAGACCTGGCGAAGGAGGTGTTGAGACTCAAGACCACCGAGAAGCAAATACAGAAACTTCTTGTATCTAATAATATATTGTTTGATAAGAATGCCTGGAAACCAAGCGACATAATCGAAATGACTTTCGATACAAATTATGAACTAATCCACTTTACCTTCAATGACGGATCAGGACAAACGGGCGTAGAGCCACCGACTGATCTTCCTGCGGGCAGTGCCGAGCCTGGAGATGAATCGCTCCCAGTCTCGCAAAACCCGTCAGCACCAGGGCGCACCGAGCGTGTTGATGCGATCTACTATAATGGCTTCGGACGGAGAGATATTCCAGGCGCGACCGCGCCAGTCTTTATTCCAAAAGACTTTTCAGAGGAAGAAGAAAAGGCATATTTGAGGCCACCCGGCGATGACAACCGTCTTCTTCGTAGAGTTAGAAAGGCGACAGTTCTCCGTCGAAAAAGAGATGTGTTTAAGAGGTGGAACTCTAGAACATTTAGTTTGTTGGCAAACATAAATAAGATAACGAAACAGAAAAGTAGTCTGCCTGATTCACTAGAGCCTTGGACAGAGTTCTTGCCTAAGTGTGTTTATCCAAACCCATGTGCTTTCCCAGAGAAAATAGAGGCTAAAAAACACACAGCAACCCAAGCAACCCCGACGACTGGCAATCCCAACGAACTGGTTGCCTACAATATTGACGGCTCAATAAGGTCCCTGGACGCCAAGGCAGTCAAAACAACTAACGAGACAAACAAACAGAGGAAAGCGACTCCTGACCCGATGAGGGAGAAGTTAGCTGCTGCAAGGGCGAAAGCGACAAATGTAGTTGCCGATCCAATTTTGGGGTGTGATAATGACATTTCGGAACTGATAAGAGATCTGTCAGATCTATACTCCATGGTACTAGATCGTGTCCCATTCTCAGAGTTGATGGCTCAGGCTGCTAACGATATAAAGAAGGACATGAAGTCTCAAGTTGCCTCAGCCGGGGAGAACTTGACGAACGGAGTAACGGCGGAACTAGATCGAATACTTAAAGAGGTTGAGTGTGCCACAGATATAATATCTGGCGAGTTAGAATCCAAGGTGTTGAGCGCTATCCCTGGCTACATCAAAGATGTCCCAGGTGTAGATGAGTTATTATCACAATTTGATCTAAATCCCATGCAGTTTGATTTCTCATCTATCGACATAACGAGTATGCTATCCTTTATCCAAGATGCTATCGAGAAGATAATCATCGAGACCATAGAGGAGATATTAACGACCCTAGTAACAGATGCGATTAAGTCGCTTTGTGACGCAGCCCAATCGGTAGACCTTGACGGACTCAAAGACAATTTCCCACTAGATAGTCCCCTTCTGAAGGTTGCCTTTGGCGCTGTGCCGCTGTCTTCGTTGGTCGACGAAGAGGCAATCAAAGACTTGGCCGAGCAAGCAGGGATTGACCCGGATAAAATCCAAGATATAAACGACCGAATATCTTCACTTACAAACCCCGAAGAACTGAAATCCCTCTTGTATGGAGAGGCGTCCCTTGCTCTCACTGACCGCTTGTTTGACTTGGTTGATGGCGTCACCTCTACTGATTTGGCATCCTATTTGGATGCGGTTGGCAGGAGAATACCAAAGTCAACCATGGACAACGCCTTCATACCACCTGCCCCGTTCATGTGTTTGGATGATGAATACCTCGAAGCCGCCGGCATAATGAAGGACCTGCTCGGAGCCGGCTCCGTCGCACAGGCAAAGTCTGGGCTAGAAAGAAATAAAGATAGACTAAAATCAATATGCGCTGCGATGAGCGGCCAGGCGATAAAAGATGCACAAGACAAAATAAACAATCTCCCAGCACCAAAGAGCGTAATGGATGAAATAGCAGCCATCAAGAGATCGGCAGATGCAAGCATGATAGGTTTGTTGGATGGTCCATTGGGGGCATTTACGAACCCATTTGAACAGTCTTGGGGGTCGGCTCCCGACTGGAATGGAAACTTGCGCCTTTATACGAACGAATCAGAGTATCCGTCCATCAAGGGTGACACTGAGAACCTATCTCGCTATAGGTTGGGAAAGATGGCGTTGTCAGTCTACGTGGGAGAGGAGGATGTTACATATAGGATCAGCTTGCGAGCAGGACCAACCAGACCTGCTCGCATAGAGTTCCACAGGTCGATGAGTTGGTCGCAAAAGATACACCAAGAGCCATCCAGGACAGCAACGCCGGCTGATATCATTCAGATAAACAGAGATTTTAAAGCTCATCTTGATTCTTATGATGCTGTCACAGCAAGTACGATAAAGTGGCTTATGTGGACGGCATACAGCAAAGAGGAATACAGGGGGGACCGAGAAACACATTCGTCATCTATACGAGAAACCCTAGGAGACATATTGGGTGCAATTGGCAAGGAGGGACAAACACCTCTAAGGGATATGGGAAAAGATACTGACGCAATGTTCCATAAAGCCTTGTTTATGTCTTTATATGGGCATATTCTTCCATTCTTGACATCACTCTTTTATTCCACGATGTGGAGGAGGACTGCGCTGTTGAATATTCCTAGTTGGGGCAAAAACGATGAAGTGGTGAACCGATTAGTCACAAACTATCTCTACACTCTTTTGATGGGTCTGCCGGGTCAACCAGCCGTGTGGCAAAATGTCATAGACTTCGCTGAACAATATGGTGGGACACTCAAACAAAACTACACCAGGACTGCAACCTTTGGGGAGAGTCTAGCAGACCCAACACTCAGGAACGACCTGTTGAACAATGCAGAATTTATCTACTTCAAGATGAAGCAAGACAAAGAAATAATAAAGAGTTTTGCTAACAAAGATGAGAGCACTGACGAGTGGTCTAAAAAGGACTTCTTGAAGGGAATCTTGTCTACGACATTAAATATGGTTGTGGGGGCAAAAAACAGAAGCACCACCCTGGAGACTATGATGAGCGAGAAAGTAGACGGATCTCTAGGTGTGCTTGATTTCCAAACCCAAATACCAGCGGAGGCACTTGTTGCTCTTTATATAATCCAAACATTCCATGATAGTAATGGGTGGAGACAGGTGACTTACATACCGTCTGCTGCTGGTGAAGTGGCGGGTAGGAACCCTGTCGTCGACATCAATTATCGAAATTTTAGAAGAAGTACGGAGAAACTACTTATAGAGAGCCGAGCAGACCAGGAGGAAGACGAATGACTAGCAAGTCGGGAATTTCAGTGAAACTACCACTAATCTATGACGGGATAGATGGACCATACCAACTAAACAAAACAGCGAAGTCGGCGATACAGCAGAATCTCAAAAACCTCATACTGACGAACCCGGGAGAGAGAATGATGGACCCGTCGTTCGGCGTTGGTTTGAGAGCTTTCTTGTTCGAGCAGATAGGAAACGAGACTTATGCAAAAATAGCAGACCGAGTGCGAAAGCAGATACAGGCGTACATGCCGTTCATAAATGTGCGGGGGTTATATTTTGACGATAATAATACAGATAGGGAAATCTCCACTAATGAGGTGAGGGTTGCGTTGGCATATAACATCGCACCCCTAGATATAAATGATACTTTATCAATAACCACGCTTCTAAACTAACTATTGTAACCAAGAGGGAAATCTTACAAGATGGCAAAGAGACCAATCAGTTATACAAGTCGTGACTTTGAGACAATCAAAGCATCCTTAGTTGACTATGCAAAGCGATATTACAGCGAGAGTTACAAGGACTTCAATGAGGCTTCTTTCGGCTCACTCATGTTGGATACTACAGCCTATGTTGGCGATATCTTGTCGTTCTATTTGGATTACCAGACTAATGAAAGTTTCCTCGACTCAGCAATAGAGAAGGCGAACATAGAGCGAGTAGGGAAGCAGATGGGATATAAAACGACGGGGTCCCCTTCCTCAACTGGCGTGATCGCATTTTATGCTGTAATCCCCTCGACTGCCTCTGGGACTCCGGACATGAATTACCTCCCTGTGTTGTCAAAGGACTCAGCCATAGCTTCTGACACTGGTGCAAACTATCTCCTCCTAGAAAATCTTGACTTTTCGAACCAAGACAATGAGGTTGTTGTTGCAAAGGTAAATGACAATACAGGTCAACCGACACACTTTGCGGTCAAGGCATACGGGAAAGTGATCTCTGGTGAATTGAGAGCAGAGACATTCACTGTTGGAGAATTTGAGAGGTTCAAGAAATTAGAATTAGAGACCCCCAACATTTCAGAGATAGTGAAGGTGGTCGACACCGATGGTCGTGAATATATAGAGGTGCCTTATTTGTCTCAAGATGTAGTATACTCGCAGGTGATAAACTCTGATACAACTACTCGAAATGAATCACCCTATTTGCTCAAGGCTCGTCCTGCTCCTCGCCGCTTTACCCTTGATTATGTTGACGATATAGCAACTTTGCAATTTGGCTTCGGATCACCAGAGAATGAAACAGTAGATTTAGTTGCAGATCCTTCTGATGTGGTTTTGCAGTTACATGGAAGAGATTTTGTCGCTGATGAGTCATTTGATCCTTCGAAGATGCTTGAGACTGACAAATTCGGAATAGCACCATCCAACACTACTATCACTGTTGTTACAAGATCAAACACAGTAGACAATGTAAATGCCTCTGTCGGAGCAATAAGAACCCCAGTGTCCATAGACGTTACATTTGCAGATGCGAGCCTCCTAAACGCTTCTATACAGCAAGAGGTAATCAGTTCAATTGAGTGTTTTAATGAGGAGCCTATTCTCGGTGATGTTTCGACCATCACACCTTCAGAGATGAGGATACGTGCTTATGACTCTTATGCAACGCAGAACAGAGCAGTTACGAAGCAAGATTATGCCTCAATCGCTTATCGTATGCCATCTAAATTCGGGGCAATAAAAAGAATAAACATAGCACAAGACAGGGATGCGTTCAAACGGAATTTGAACCTCTTTGTTTTGTCGGAAGATTCAGCGGGCAACCTAACAACAGCGAACAACACAATAAAGAACAATTTAAAAACTTGGCTTATAAACTACAAGATGATCAACGACACTATCGATATTCTAGATGGCAAGATAATAAATCTCCAAATAGATTATGAGGTTGAGTCTGATTTCGATGTCAATAAGCATGACCTGTTGGCAAGATGTAACGAGGCGATAGAGAAGAAGTTCAACTCCAAGATGAACCTGGGAGAGAGGTTTTATATATCGGATATTTACCTAGTATTGAATTCTGTCCCGGGCGTGATTGACACCACTGAGGTTGCTGTTCTTCCCAAGCGTTCTGCTGGATATAGTCAATATCCATTTTTGATTTCCGAGCACCTATCTAACGACGGGCGATCAATTAAAGCCCCGGAGAATGCTGTATTTGAGATCAAGAATTTTGAAGCGGACATATCAGGAGTAATCAACTAATGGCAATTAAACGATTTACGGCGTCAGCCGACACGACGATCACCAATGCTTATGAAGCAAACCTCTCGACGAGGGGCACGGGAGCCAACATGGGCGCTTCCGACATATTGGAAGCGTTCGTCATCCATGGACAAGCAAAATCAGAGGTCAGTTCAGCAAATGCGGAACAAGCTCGTGTACTAATCAAGTTCCCAACGACAACTATAAGCACTGCAAGAACGAATAATGAAATACCCACCTCTGGGAATGTCAAGTTTTTTCTTCGCCTCTTCAATGCGCCTCATGGCAATACTCTCCCAGAAGATTTCACCTTGGAGGTTAACAGGATCACTTCCGACTGGGATGAGGGTCGAGGGCTAGATATGGACGAATATACAGACCTCGGGCAGGCTAATTGGACCGAGCGCAAACCATCAACAGATTGGACCTCTGACGGAGGAGACTTTTCGACACCTACCTTCACAGTGAGTTTCCCCAAGGGAACAGAGGATGTTGAGATCGAGATAACCTCACTTGTCGAGGACTGGTTGGACGCCACCTATGACAATTACGGGCTAATAATAAAAAACATAACAGCAGACATCGACGGGGATAGTGGTTCTCTTTATACTAAGAAGTTTTTTGGCAAAGGGACAGAGTTCTTTTTCAAAAAACCTACGATAGAAGCTAGGTGGAATTCTGCCAGAAAGGATAACCGATCGAATTTCGCTCTGAGTAGTTCTTTGGCACCAGCGGCAGACAACCTCAACACTATTTATCTCTATAATCGTGTCCGAGGGGAACTAACAGATATTCCGGGACTAACAAACAACACACTTGATGTGACAGTGTTCTCATCTTCTGTTGACGGTGTTCCTGTTGGGGACCCTGTGTCATTAGTTCGACAGGATGGAGTTGTAGTTACGAAGGTCGTAGCCAGTCGGGTGACAGAACTAGGTTCAAACCTTACTGGGGTATATTCTGCCACCTTCGCCACGACGAACACAACGACCCCTCTGGCTGATGTGTGGAGCACGGGCAGCGCAGGGACGCTGGTGAATTTCCACACAGGCTCAGTAGATACCAGCGCACAGTCGGCAACCACAGTCGATTCTGTTGTCTCGTATGTTTCAGAGATATCAAACCTGAAATCATCCTATACGACGAGCGAGAATCCTCGCTTTCGTTTGTTCATTCGTAGTGCTGATTGGTCACCGACGATCTATACGGTCGCCAACGCCACCAGCGAAACCTCTATACTAGAGGCTGCCTATTATGAAGTATTCCGAATAACCGATGATACGCTCGTTGTTCCGTTCGGGACAGGATCCAGCGATGAGACAAAGATGTCTTACGACACGGACGGGAATTACTTTGACTTCGACATGTCTATTTTAGAGAGCGGCTATGCCTATGGAATCCGTCTTGCCTACTACTTACAAGGACAATACAAGAAACAGTCAGAAGTATTCAAGTTTAGGGTCCAGGACTAAATGAGTATAAAAAAGCTATTCGATGCCAGGCAAAATAAGAAGACAGGCAAACTCCTCACGAAAACAACAGCGAAAGCCGTTGGTGATGAGATAGAATCCTTTGAACAGGTTAAGTCGGCACTAAAAGAAAGAAACGAGTTTGTCCCTGGGCTGGATTATTCAGATCCAGCTAATTTTGTCAAGTTCGGTTCAGCAGAGCGATACTATGTGGATGCCATGAAATATGTCATCGATTTCTACCCCTATGACGGCACATCGAAAGAGAAGATAGACTTTCGCCTCTCGTTGAATCCACTCGAAAAGTACATATTTGATAAAAAACACCCATCATCCACAGGGTATGTGACGCTTGGATCACAAAATGGGACACCAGTACAATATCTTACAACAGAGTACTACAAGCAAGAAGATTCAGTAGATAGTTTTATTCACATACAGGGCGGACCTAACGCCAGCATCACAACACGCCCAGACGGCGACCCAGACTATCGAGACGCAACAGCAAACGTCTTTTATGACGGAAGTGACTATTCTCGCAGAGCAAACAATCTTGAATTCGGCGGTCCCAACGGAGCGACCATCGAGTTTTTCCTCAAGAAAGATGGAATCGCCGCAACAACCAGGGAAGTAATATACGATGCTTATAATGGACTAGCCAGTAATGTTGCTGGCTATGGGCGATTCACCATTGAGATGGACGCTGACGATTTCTACATAACATATCGCCACACCACTGACGGGGTTGTGTTTACGGGTTTCGAAAGGCAAGAATTACCTGCTGCTGCCGCCGTCCTTTCGCCTTTGGTCACAGATAATAACTGGCATCATTATGCGTTTGTAATAAGCGAAAGCGGCGCAGACACGCTCATTACCCTGTATCGCAACGGGGTCCTCACCTTAACCGAAACTATCGCCACCCAGCAGATTCCACTGGTCACGGGAGCCCTCGAAGCCCGCATAGGTGCATTTGTAACTACGACCCAAGTTGGCGGAGACACCGTTCCTGCTGGCTATGGCGTCCTTGTAGCTTCAATTGATGAGTTTCGGGTCTGGAAAGACGCCCGCACATCAGAAGAGATCGGTCGAAATTGGTTCACCAACCTAAACGGCGGCACAAATACAAAAACTTCAAATGTTGGCGAAGCCATCGCTGATGTAAATCTCGGGGTTTATTATAAATTCAATGAAGGTATTACGGGCGACGACTCATTAGATGCATTGGTGATGGACTACTCGGGAAGAATATCGAACGGAGTGTGGTCTGGGTATGTCTCTGGTGATCGATCCACAGGTTCAGCTATTGTTGATTCGGGCGCATCAACAAGGGAGGCGGGGGATCCGATAGTTCGCTCGTCTCACCCTTCGTACATATCAGCAAAAGATGAGCTTGAGTCGCAAGGTCGTCACTATGACTATTCGAACAATTCCAGCCTATATCATTCCATGCCATCTTGGATCATAGAGGAAGACGAGACTAACGACGGGGATCTACAAAAACTAACACAGATTATGTCGAGTTATTTTGACACTTTATACGCACAGATTACAACTCTGTCTCGGGTCAAGGATACGACATATACGACTGGCGACAATAAGCCCTTCCCTCACACCGAACGACTTTTGCAGTCGATGGGCTTTGAGACTCCCGAGATATTTTCAAATGCAAATCTGATTTCACAATTCTTGCAGAAGGACGACAAGCGATTAATAGAAGAGAAGTTACACAACATAAAAAACGAGATATACAAGAATATCTACAACAACCTCAATTATGTGTATAAGTCGAAGGGCACTTCCAAGGCATTCAGGAACCTCATTCGATGCTATGGCGTCGGCGACGAGATATTCAAGATAAATGCCTATGTCGACAACCAGTCCTACAAACTGGAGGACACCTACGCCCCGACGACCTCAAAGAGTAAATACATTGACATGTCGGGTATGTCGAGAAGCGACGATCGAAATGCTTTCGTGACCCAGTATTTCCAAGGAGTTGCGGGAGATACTCATGGACTGATAATTGGAGACAGCACGCTCGACAGTTTTGAATTCACTTTGGTCGGAGACTTGTTTTTCCCGGAGTTTCCAAGTCCTGGCGATGTAAACTATGTATCATACTCGAACGAGACCTCCTCTATGTTCGGCTTTCACACTCCCTTAGACACGGCGACGAACTCAACAACATTGACTTGGGCTGCCGCCGAAAGCGATTTTGGTCTACAAGTTGTCACAGAGAGAAAACTATCGGAGCACCCAGAGATATCAGAGCCTCTTGCATCATCAAGGGATGCCAGGTTTGTTGTAAAGAACAGGGCGGGCGAGGTGTTGTTGACTACGGATATTCTCAAGAATATCTACAAGAACAAACGATGGGTAGTTTCACTATCATTGAGACCTGCTCGCTATCCGTTTGCCGAATCACTTACAGGAACAGCAGGTCAGGAATATACCCTTACCTTAGTCGGGGTGAACTCTTTGTTGGGTGAGGAACAAGACTCATTTGAGGTGACACTGACTAGCGCTGCTGGAACATCATTTACAATCGCTGATGCCGAGAATATCCTGAGATCCTACAAGCGAATCTACGCTGGGGCGGATGTGACTGATTACTCCACTCTCGGCGGCGTCATCAACCCTACCGACATTCGCCTCGGCGGATTGCGCTATTGGAACTCCTACCTCCCTAAGAGCACTATCACTCTCCATTCTCGGGGAACAGAAATATATGGTAGTGAGCACCCAGCCGAGAACGCCTACCTGTATCAGACAAACTCCCCGGCGGCATATGTACCAAACGTAAAAACGCTGGCTCTAAACTGGGATTTCACGCAAAACAATAACGCCGCCGCTGATGGTACCTTCTCGGTGAGTGATTTCTCCTCCGGATCGATGCCGACAGGATACGAGGGAAGCAACCAGGGCACTATATTCAGCAACCTAAATCTTCGACACCACACAGGTAAGGGTTTCGGATTCGCTTCGGGTGCCTCGGTGGCAAAGAAGGAGTATGTATACTCTGGGCAACAGAGGCTACCAGAGCAAGTATATCCAGAGGACATGATTAAGGTCCTTGATGCCGACGACGAGATATTCACCCCTCACACACGACCCACCAAGTTCTTCTTTGCTGTTGAGAAGAGTATGTATGACTCTATATCGCAGAAGATGTTGGAGTTGTTTGCCTCCATAAAGGAGTTCAACAACCTCATTGGCGACCCAATACACAAGTATCGCCAAGACTACAAGTCTATGGAGAAGATGCGGGACATTTTCTACGCCAACGTTGGCAACGATCCTGATCTCGATAAATACCTTGACTACTACAAGTGGCTAGATTCTTCTATGGGCGGAATGATCGAGCAACTCTTCCCCGCCTCAGCGCGGGTTGCCGATGATATTCGTGTTGTCGTTGAGTCACACATTTTAGAAAGAAGTAAATATCACCACAAGTTCCCAACCTTGGAACCTCGCCCTCATGATCCTGAGACTAGCTTCCGAGGGGTCGGTTGCGGAAACAAGTATTCTTGGAAATTCAACCATGCCCCACTAGACACGAGTGTTGTCCCTGTCACAGAGGGGACAGACCAGTCTGTCAATTGTGGCTGGTGGAACTCTCGTTGGGAGCGAACTCACGCCAACCCTGCGGTACAGACTGCCATCCGCACCCTTGACGACAGAATCAGCAACCTTCCATATCCCTACCGCAACAAAGGCGAGACAATTCCATTTGAGGCAACAGCCCCTGTGTGTTTGACGGCGGGCATAGAGAATAGTTATGCTGGCGGAGTCAATCAGGAGAGAAACAAGGTTCGAAATGTGACCGACATAGTCATCGACAACATAGAGCAACCAGTTCCTTTGTGTGGGGACGAGCCCACCCCAAACAAGCAACGAGTCGTGACTTTTCGCTCTACGAAAGACGGCAAGTCCTATGCTGGCGACCTCCTTTCCCCGTTCAGTCTATATTCATCAAGTGTGGATACGGGCTACCGAGCATATCTCGAAACCCAAGGTTTCTCCGACATCGATTTCACCAACATCCACGAGGATTCCTATCACAATACTCGCTATGAGGTCCCGATGCAGGGACCATTCACAAGTCAACATGTTGGCGGACTACTCTATCGCAACACGGTGGCACTAGACCCAACCACAACGGGACGCCGAGAGGCACATGTCGGGACATTTGCCGCTGGCACAGCATCCTTTGTCTCAATCACCACACAAGAGGGGGCATCCTCACCTGCCAAGGGGCAATATTATCGCGACAATGTATCCAAATCCCCGGCAAACATAAAAAACATTAGAACAACAAGTACCAACAGGATACTTGGCAACTTCACCAAGAACTACGAAGTGGTACAAACGCAGGACAGGAGCATCAACAACCTTGACCTCCGCCTAAACACATCAAACTACGATGTCACGGGGTCTCTCTCGACAGTCATCGGCGGACTAGTAGATTACGAGATCCCTCAGCGCAAGGCGAACTTCGTAGCCAACGACACGGTGATCGTGGAGCGATTCGCAGCCCCTGGCGGACCATCGGTCAACACACCACACCACCTCGACCTGACATCACTCCAATTCTCGCCAAACAACGCACTCCCATTCAGGAACTTGATTGTCCGCACTCCATTGCGCGATGCTCTAACCAAGGCTCATTCGTGGGGCGGCTTCATCGACGGTGTGTATCCAGAAGTAATTGATGACCCAGGAACGGCAGTCACTTTGCCAGACCTCAACGAGGCAGGTTATAGCACAAATATCACCTCAATTCACAAGACCCCACAGAACGGGCTACAAAGGATCAAGAAAAGCGGAGCATCGTTCGTTACTGCCTCTGTAAATGACAATGCTTTCATAAATCACGCAGTCCCGCAGGGTGATCGCTATCACTGGTTTATGTCATTGAGCGGTAGTGATGTCGCTCACGTCGAATACGACCTTCTCACCCCAGGCACTTATGTCGCGGGTTATGGAGCGAATAGAACACTTCATGATGAGTTCATCAACAATAACTCAACATACCCCAGCCGTGAGAATCGCCATGGCATAGCGCTTCCCGTTTCTGAGCCTGTTGGGGCTGGACTCGTCGGAGCCCTCTCTGTTATCGGCACAGATTACCGCTCTGCCGACGCTCAGGACGGGGCTTATACAAAAACCTCAATAGGTAACCCCACAGAGTTCAAATACAAGTGGGCTGCCGACTACCACGACCGAGTCGGCGTTTGGTCCCCGGTGTCCCAACTCCGTGTTAGTGAGACGCCCCTTGGTCGCATCCCTCGTCAAACCAACGAGATCACGGCATATAAAGCATCACTCAACGCCGATGGAACCGAAACTATAACCACCGAGGTATATCGTGAGCCAGTAGTCATTTCCAGGCACAGACCAATGAAGCACCTTGTGGTTGCTTATCTCGGCACCGCTGGTCGTGATGCCGCCAACAGGTTCGGCGATGTCGCTTTGGAATATTCCTATGGAAACATCAAGCAGGGTTTCGCTTATGATGAGGCAAACAACGACTTCAATTTCAACCCAAACTCCGACCCTCGCCCATTCGATGTAATCTCACGAGTATCAAGAGAGTTCAACGAAGGCAACGAGTCTGCTTATCGAGTAGCCGGCATAAAAGAAATAAAAGAGTTTACATATGAAGAGGTGATATATCCGAAGAGCGAATACGCATACCTACCAGAGACCCGAACTCGAATAAGTGGGTCCTCGGCTGTAGCCTATTGGAGAGACAATGGGTTTGAGATGACCGAGGCGGTTTATGAGACGAAACGGACAGAGTTGAGTGCGAGGTTTATTGATGAAGCATCGTGGTCAGTATCTGGAAACCTCGCTCATTTTGTCAATGAGGTATCACAATCCGTCACTAATCCAGAATATACTCGTTTGGTTGAGGGAAAGGCGACAAGCCAAGGAACTGTTATTCCCAAGAAGAACCAGGTGGCGAGGTGGGCCCTCGCAGCCGAGGTAACAGGTGACGGCTCATTGTCCAGGTGGCCACTAGACTCTTATCAGTATTCGAGGTACGCTCGAAGATCACCGTGGGACGGAACAAGTACAGGATCATCATCATCGGACTTCAGTCCCTCTAATGTGTTGCTGCAAGTCGCTGCCGGATATATGCCAGCCGGCGAACTTATGTCCCTGCCTCCCGGATATTATACACCCACCCACACTGAGAATCCGATTTCTAACGCTGACTTATATGAAGGCTCCGAGAAGCCATCGAATAATTACGCCATGGCAAAGTATCTCCACTCCACTGTCGTTGTTCCTGCTCCGTCATCACCCACGAATTATTACACTGTGGGTTCGCTCAATCTGTTAAATCATGTGGGCGATTCTCAAACACGTCCGACTTGGACAGCAGGCGAACGCCGCCGCAAGATAGCGGGGTCGTCGAGGGGGGAGTTGATTGCGCAGAGAATGCCATTTTATGACACATATGAGGATTTCGTCAACGAGGTTAGGGTTGGTGGGCAATCTTATTCTGTCATCCCTGAATATAGGGCTAGCGAGAGCGTGCCCCACATGATAGCGAGCGACTCTGACTCGCTCATTACTAACACGTTGGCGCTCCACGGAGCGAAGACCGGCAAGGCTGATTCGAGTGAACTTGGGACCGCTGGTGATCGCACGGATCCGTCCTTTTTGGAGAGGTACGCTACGACCAATCATTTTGAATCGTTAGAGTTGGTATTGGGTGATGCTACCTCTGGGTCCCCTACTGATTTCATGCTTTCAGTGGATACGACCCAGAAGCTACTACCTTATGACGATTTCTATCCGGTAATGCGCACTTTGACCTTGGCTTCTCTCTTTTCGGGTTCATTCGGACCAACGGCGAGGTATTCTGGAGCACAAACAAATAACTATTGGTTTGAGATGCCAGATCCCACCTATGAACGAACAGAGGTCGCAGAAGGAGACAAGTTGGCGTGGCAAATGACTCTGGCTCCTTATTTCGCTCCGGGAATTCTTTTTAACTCGATCAAGGCAGGGATCGCAGTCGATTATCCCGTGAGAACGAACTTGATGCACGTCGACCATGATAACCAGTTTGACACATACCAGAAACACAACTACACTAAAGAGGGAGCAAGCGACTTTAATGATTATTATGTTAAAAGCGCACCTCTTCATGGGGTCCTTTCGGGGAGTATTTCGACAACGGGACCCCTGCCTTTATATGATACCTCAACGGCAGATGCTGCTAGACTTTACTGGTCTGAGCGGCTTGCATTCGAGAAGATATTGGAACCACTAGAAGAAGATGGCTATTCGCCATCTATTAAGTGCTCCAGCATTCACAGGATGACGAAGTATGATATGACTAGTTCTTTGGGTGAGGGCGTGCAAGATGCATATACAGAATACAAGATGGCGATAGGGAACTTTCTCGGAGGCACACCTGAGTTCTTTCTAGAGTCTTCAAGACTCTCGTCAATCAGGAGTAGCGTTGTGGATCCCGACAAGATAGCAGTGAGAAAGGGTGTTACCTATGCTATGGAGATAGTGTTGCGTCGCACGGATGAGTTTAATCAATATAGTAATCCTTATGCTTTTGGGCAACCGACTTCGACAGGTTCTGCGGCATGGGAGGATTTAACTACTGACGGTGCTTTGCCACCCCAGATGAATTGGCCACTTCATCGTGCAGAGATTGCCCCCTTTACTCCTCCATACTATTATGGTGATTCGATAGCGAGAATCACGTATACGCCAAAAGACAGCCTGTTTACGAGAGACCAAAACCCTGGTTTGACATCATTAAGTGAGATATTATCAGACATACAAGCAGTGGATATCACGGGTAGTGGCGTAACCTATCATAATTCTGGCGATGCCTATTATGACGTTGATCCAGAGGAGGCCGTCGCCCCGGCATATGGTTGGAATCGAGCCTGGATAAACAAGATGAACATCACTGCGAGCCTGATAATAGACAATGACTATTCATCAGTGATGGGGACCTCGACACCGGAGTTGAACCAATGGGTAATAATGCCAAAATGGGAGTGTCCCATCCTCGATTTCCCAAGAGAGTTTAAAGATGGCGTAGCGTCCCACCCTGGCAAATACGATTTCTCATCATCTATCGACGATGGTTACTATGGCACTGGCGACGCCCCCGAAAAGACATATGGAATGTGGCATCAATATGGTGTCGAACCAGCTTCGAACCAGGGAGTTCAGATGGTTGTTCGTCCTGTGCCATCAGATCCTGCTGAGCGAACAGAAACATATTTATCTACCTCGCAGGGCGGCAAGCATATCAAGTATGAGATGGAGTTCTCCAATACATCGGAGGCATCGGCGTTAGTCGCATCTGACTGGGTCTCTGACAGGTTCAGTCGGCGATATGTCACTTTTGCCGAGACAGATGGCACTGATACATCTAGTCCAAACTCCAATATAACGAACAGTTACTATGTTTGGTACCAAGATACATCAGCGGGCTTAGGAGAGGATCCGTTGAGTTGGGATGTCGTCGGCACATCCACATCCGGATTTGACGTGTTCACAACATCAGATACTACTGGCATAGCACAATATGACTATGTATATCTAACTAATGCGTTTGGGGCTGGGTCCCACATAGCTAGAGTCACAGCTGTTGTTACGAATACAAGTGTCACGGTTGATCTCAATTTCCAGATTAGTTTTACCGACGACACGCTACGCATCATTAAGAGCGATGCATACCAGCCTGACGGCGCATCAAATCCTGTGCCATATTCATCCATTGGGATCGGAGTTGATCTTAGTGACCACGAAACCAATGGCGAGGCTATCGTTGCTACTCATAAAGCGATAGGGGCAAAATTTGATGTTTTGGGTACTACTGATTTATCCTTGGTATCTGATTTGGGATCTATTCCAAAGAAGATAGTAATTAATGGCTCTGCGCCTACACCAACTGACATTCTGGCACACGGCAGTACTGCTTCAATGCGCATCGGCGCTGGGGTCGGTAGTCTAGCAAACTATAATGCCTGGCCGGACTCCGCTGGCATACAGGACACTCAAACGTTTGCTGGGGTGTTCCCTGCTGGGCACTATTATGTAACCAACGTAGGTCACACTTCCACAGCCATCCTCGAATCCACTCGAACAATCCTCTCCGCTCATGATAGCCTTGGTGACCTATCTGCTCTCCTTGGTTTCACTGGTTCCGAGGACGAGGGTGGAATAGCAAAAACCACCCTTGGTCGCCTAGCTTCCGAGAAGAAGGTTCATGAAGCCGTCATTGCCATTCCGTTCTATGCCGACAAGAGCGGCACAAATTACATCAGAATACCAGAGCCCACCAACGGCGAGGACGGACCAAGAACTAAAGAGTTGGCAGACAAGTTCCAAAAATACAGCCTCCCTCCGGCACTAAGAAAAGATTTAGAAGAACTCTTGAAGCCCGCCGAGCAAAGAGAAAAACAACCAGTATCTTGCTATCTCTTTGAATTCTCAACCACATTCTCTAAGCAGGACCTCGCAGACATCTGGCAAGGTATAATGCCAGAACAGTCCGTGCGGATGCAAGGTAAAGCCGGCGAAGTGACCGTTACAAGTGTAGACCACGCTATGCCAGCACAAGACTTCAAGGATTTCGCAGACGCAAGAAGCCGAGTCGACGAAAGACTCAGGGATCTGCTCGATGTTACAAACCCCCAACTCTCTGGCTTCCAAGCAGACATCCAGTGGATGGTTTTCAAAGTCAAGCAAAAAGGTATCAGCACTCATAGTGACATGATCAAGAAGACCCTCGGTGATGCTGTTGTGGGTCCTCGCCTCGCGCTGACAACTATGACATCACAAACCCAACAGGTGGTGGGAGACTCGATTACAAGTACAGAACCAGAGCTATACTATAACTGGCCCTATGATTACTTCTCGCTCATTGAATCGGCAAAGATAGTAGGCAAGGTGAAGTTCCGCCCGAACGCCAAAGAGATACACCCCAATGTGATCAATTACGACGACTTGGGCGGGCTCGCAGAGTTAGGAAACTTGGATGCAGTAACCACGGCGGACCTCTCTGCGCTCGCCTCAACCTTACAGGGTGGAATCTTACAGAGGGTCGCCGAAGCCCAGGCGGAAAATGTGGTAGTGTCTGTCCCGAGATTGTCCCCACAGGCATCCACTATCACTAGTCGCCTTGACCTAGGAAGCCTCTTCCCGGGCATCAGTCGCCTACCAGGCTTCTAAATACCACCAAGAGGCTATTTACAATATGGCAAACTTTTTCGATAAAAAACAAGATGTAATAGAACTCAAGATGACCTCTTATGGTCAGTATCTCTACTCTCGTGGTGAGTTCTCTCCCGACTCCTACTCTTTTTATGACTCAGACATCACTTACGATGCCACATACATCAGCGAAAACACCGATGCCGAACAGAACGCCGCCCTAGATAGGATAAAGGGCTCTATCCGCACAAAGGTCTCTAATCGAGTCTCGGAAATTTCCACTTCAAAGAACGCTTTTTGCGAAGGTTCTCGTTCTGTCTATGAGCGCAATTTCCTCACTAGTCCTCTCGGAACAAGCGACTTGAGGAGAGAGAAAGCACCATCTTGGAACATAGAGGGGCTTCTCGGCACAGCGCACCTATCTTCCGACGCATCCTATAAAGCCTATGGGAACAAGAGCACACAGCGAACCCCAGTCATAGCATTTGAGCCACTAACGAGGTATTTGACGACAACGATACCCATCGACGATGAAGGTGGCACCACGACCGAGAAGGAAGTGGAAGAAGAGGGATACGTCGCCTTATCTGTCATAGAAAACAACACAAAACAGAAAATCAAGGGGAACTTCGAGATCGAGGTTTATAAGTCCTCATATGTTTTCCCCACCAATACTATCTCCACCACAGAGGGTAGCAGCCAATTCACGAGAGATGCCCTCGTAGCGGCGAAGTGGTTCGTGGGTGATAAGATACAATGCGCTGATTTCCCCCAAGACACCTTCATCGTCTCTATCGGGGCAGACACTCCATCCACCATAACTCTATCCCAGGTCGCCACCGCCACGAGCGCTTCAACGAACATAAAGGTGAGGTTCCAAACCGAACGCCTCCATTTCATGTCTCACGATTTGCCAACCTCATTGAGGTCGGGCATCACAGAGGCAGACATCGAAGCCGAAAACCCGGAACCAAAAGAAGATAATGTAGAGTACTGGCTAGATATTAGGGTTGATGATGAGATAGTAGAGCGAGACCTCGACGGAGGCATCTTGACACCCATCGGACCAAGGTCAGAAGACACTAATATAGGGGAATGCGACTAATGGCTTGTGAGAACTTCTCAGACCTTTTACCTGATGTATATTTCAGTCGCGTCGAGTTAGACAAGAGTAACACATCTGACGATCATTTCGCCCAAGTGACCATAGGTTTCCAGGAGGTCGTGGATACGGAAGTTGAGCGAGCGTGGTTTGACAATCTGGACGGACAATTGGGCGAGTTCGAAGGTTTGAGCATCAGGGTGGTCCAATCGACGAGCAGAGAGGTGACCGAGGGGATACTTGCCTTTCTGGACGATCTTCGCCTCAATGACCTGGGACCAGAGGCACCATCTTATGTATCTTTGACCCAGAGGACCATAAACTCTGCCGGGGTTTACGCCAGCATGATGACCCCTGCGGCTCCACAAGACGATCCTGATTCGTTTTTCCTTGATAAGGGACTACCACAGTTCTTGGTCGACGGTGCAGTGTCTAGTCGTATGACTGGCGCACAAATCACCAAGGGTTTCGAAACAAGGGTCGCTGGTTCGACCGACAAAACTGATCACCTCACATATTTCGCATTCACCTATATTGACTATGACTCTCTGCCCCTCGATCTCCGACCAACAGATTTCTCTTCGCTGACATTGCGAGAATCATTCCCGATTGGCAATGTTTCTATGGTGAATCTGAAAGGGGAATACAACACAGTGCAGGGAGGATTAACCACTGGACCCGGAAGGGATCTATTCACCGATCTGACTCCCATTCGCAATTTCAAGCAGTCCGCGCCAAGCATCGTAAGCACTCCTGAAATAGACATCTACGACGAAATAGGCACAAACTTAGGATACGAGCGAGAGGCGATCAAGGGGCTCAAAGACCCAGTGTTCTCTGTGTTGTGGAATTCAAGGGATTTAAATGAGGACACTCGCCTCACTTTCGCCATAAACCAAGCAGTCCTCGCCAAACAAAACATCAAGATAGCGTTGTTTTCCAAGTCAGCCATTGCTGAGAAAGTTGCCTCTATGGGGTTGGGACGGATAATAAAGACAGAGAGAATAGAACTACAAAGGAAAGAGATCACTGGTAAATCCCCAACTCTCTTGGTTGCTGGCGAAGCACCAGAGTATGAAACCATAGCATCCCACCCATCAGCAGGTCTCCACTCAGACGCTCGCCTGGATGCCGCATACGAGCATGACTTTCGCTTCTACACAGCAACAGACCGTATGGCGAAAACATCAAGAGCAGCAGCCCACAAATATCGAGTAGTTGTAACTCTAAAAGACAACTCCTTCGAGGTACTATCTCGCATGTATGAACTCACTGCCACTGCTCGAAGTGAATTCACGGCAACAAAAAGAAAATTAGAACTCTACGGAAACAAACCTTTGAGTACCCGAGCGACAAACACCCCCGACTACCGAGATGAGCTAACAACAGTCCTCGCCCCAGTAGTGGATATAATAGATATTATATCAGCGTGCAACGATGAAGAGTCACTTGAAGGACCAGTTGGAGCGTATATCAACAAGCTCCAAGTAACGCAAGGACCTTCTCTAAACCTCTCCATCCTAGAAGAGTTAGAAACCGTCATCATAGACACACAAGACATCCTCTTGAAGGCGTTAAAATCCATCAGTCCTAACTTCGCCCCACAGGGCAATATAAGTGTAACGGGTGCCCAACCAGGACAGAGACCCCGAAACCCAATCACCCAAGTCATCCATGACTTCGAAGTCCCCATCAAGAACAACGCAGGAAACAAAACGGGTCTAGAATACCTAAGCCTAACTGGTGTCCAAAATGGCGGCGCAGGCTTCCCTGGATACACAAAGGACAAATTCCAAACTCGGGCAACAAAAGAAATAGAGAAGTTTTATAAGGATATAACCCTACCCAACCAAGAGTCCAAATACACCTTCTTCACGCCAAGTATCATCAGAGCCGAAGATGGCAACGGGGAGATGGAGATAATTCAGACGTCAACAAGAGGATCCACTGGGACATATGATTACAACAGGTACGCCGAGTTGTCTATGAAGTTATACACCAAAGCGTTGGGTTCGGCCTCCCCAGAGTCCTTCTATTCGAACCACGACCCGTCGAAACAAGAGCCGAGAGAACAGACACCGGCAACCTCGTTCCGACGTAGGCTGGAAGAGACTAGTTGCGTGGCGAGGACCTCGGTAGATGGAGCAACAAGATCGACTCCATCTCTTTCGTTTGATTTCTTTGGTACTCCTGGCGAAGGCGAGAGCGATACTTCGGATAGTATCATTGGTGGTATGAGTTCTCCTAGGGTTACAAACTGGACACCAACGACAGCTCAAGACGATCCCGAGCCGACTCGTTTGTTGATGACGCTCTCGGGAGAAATGACGCAGGGCATCGAAGATGACGACCCGAGTAAGACCTCATACAACTCCTTCGCCATGGTTGATGACAAGATGTATATGGGAAGCGACAGAGCGGGAGTTGAGCAGGAGAATCTTGAACGTGCCTATCGCGAACGGCGAGCCTTGGTGCTTGAGCGGTTTTATGGAAATCCAGAGGCAGTTGAGTGGTCGCGGCGGGTGAGAGAATACCTCAGGGATATTTATGCCGCATTTGGAGAACCGAGTAACGAGCAGACCCGGGTCTGGTATGTTGAATTAAATCGCTTATCTAACGAGGTGGAAAATAATGGACAACTAAGTAGCTACATCGCCGCTCTACACTCCTACTGGGTAGAGTCTCTCTCATTTGAATATTGGGTCGGCGATGGAACACCTCCCACACAACACACTCCTGGGGTCTTACACTATAGAGGTATTGCTATGGCGGAAGAGGAAAGAGGACGCAACCGAGGTGAGGGTTTATATGTTGAGTCGGGGAGGTGGGAGTCCATCCTTCGTTTGGCTGCTGGTTATCCGTCACTGGTCCTGCCAGACGCAGAGGACGCCGAAGTCGTCGACACTGCAAGTAGGTTATTCCGTCCCATCTCGCTCCAAGCCCTCACTGACATGTCTTTCTATGTTGGAGATGGAAGCACAGACCCCTCCAAAATAAAGCAACCCACATACCAAGACAAGCCGTTCGAAGTTTCTGACCTAACTCGTGAAATGCAAGCAATTGACCTCAATGGCGGACACAAAAAAGTATATGACCTGATGAAAGACTACTCAAAGTTCGCCGCCTTCTGGTTCAATTTCAAATCAATAATGAAAGTGGAACAACTGACAAGTTTCAGGGAAGGGAACATCAAAGACCCAATATGGGAGAGGTATGTCGGAAGGGAAGATAGCCACAAACCAGACGGCTTATGTCGCCTAGCCTCTTATGACAATAGTCAATATGGAGTTATGACGAGAAGCGTGGTGTCTATACCAACTTATAACGAATATTTCCTCATTATAGAGAACTTAACAGGTCTGGCTGAGTCTGACCTCACTTTGGGGCAAGGCGGACTCCAATCTTCGGTCCCCCGAGGCGCAGATTTAGCTGCGGCGGGCGGTTTACTGCCTGAGGTCGCTAGCGTTGAGATGAATGTGTCCGAACCACAAATGACCCCGACAGGGTTTGCGCCTCCTTTTATGCAAGTATCTCCCACCAACCTATTTAATGTCGGGCAACAAGAAGTAAATATGATAAACAGACCACCACCAGCGGCAGTAGGTCCCATCGGCGGAAGGTTTGGGAGTAGTTAAATGACAGCCGAACCAAAGAGATATAGAAAGCTCGCATTTGACGATGGCACATCATCGGAGTTGTTTAGTCAATATCATGGAGTCGCCGAGTTTGTGAAGACAGATAACAGGGTAACTATGTCCGTCGACGGAGAGGTCGAGGGTGAGTACACAGTAGAGAGGGCGTTGGCCGGAGGCGCAGGTGAGTTCTTGGAGTATTTCGCCCATCGACGAGATTTCACACATCGAGCCGGATTGAGCTGGGCAAATAAAGTTCAAAGATATGTTAGGACAATTCTTTCCGACACCCCCAGCCTGATTACGACACCGGGGGAGACAAGTCAGGCCGGATGGGATACGGGTACTTGGGTAGTAAAGGTCGACCAATTGGCCAAACAAGCAATTGACAGTGAGGACTATTCTGATGTTTGGAAACTGTTTCTGTATATGACGGAGAACAAATCTACCCACTCTGCTTTACAATTCGCTGTTCGTCTGGAAAAACAGCATATTTCTGAGGCAAACGAGAGACAAAGAGAGTCAGACGGTCCTCAGCTATACAACAGACCATACGAAGAGGCGATAGAGTATCTTATAGAGAACAACCCAGGGGATTACCCCGCGGATAGTGAGGAAGTTTCAAACGCCCTGATGCTCCTGCTGCGAGATTCCGATCGCATCCTGTTGGTGACCAGAGACGGCAGCTCTGCCGATGAGCCCTCCGCAGGCGACGGCACAACATATCAACAATCCCGCACCTGGATAAAGACCCCGGTAGTCGACAACAACTGTGAGACTTTTGCCTCTCAGAGGGAGTCTGGTCCCCCGATGGCAACCTTAAACTACGATTATCTATCTACGCCACCAGGTCGCCCTAGCGATGTAAGCCCAGAAATCTGGCGTGATGATCACCGACGCTTCGGTGTTGAATATTCCCACGTTGAGTTGAGTGTGCCGATTTTCGATGCCGGACCAACAACCGCCCATTTGGAGGGGCTAGTTAATTCAATAAGGACATCTTATCCGTCGATGCTGGAGGGTACTGTTGAGTCTTTGTCTGGGTCATTGGTGACCGAGGTGTATAATCAAGTTAATTCCGACTGGATCGAGTTGGGTATAACGCCGAACGGCAGCGACTATATATTAGCCAAACGAGCCCTGGACTTCGCTAATACCAGCGCACCAACAAATTCGAGCTATTTTGATCTGGGTTCACCTGGTCTAGACTCGGAAGAGGTCAGGCGAATTCTCGCAGACCAACCTGCGATTCTCGCAGACCAACCTGCGATGGAATGCCACAACTTCGCTAGTACCTTGAGACAGAACATCCAAGTCCGCGAGCTTGAACGAAGCATAAGATCAGCAACACGAGCTAGAAAAACAGACATAGAGATGGCACTAGACGAGATAATGGGAAACCCCGCCCCCGCCGAGCCTTTATTTTATGAAGTCGAACGCCATGGTGGACCAGAGAAACCAAGAGTGGGAATACCCTCAGATGATTTTCCTCATCTATTGTTACCTCGTCCTGGGGGTAACCCTCTCTACTACAAAAATTCTACCACAGAAAGTAATTTTACCTTTGTTGATAGTTTTATAGAATACGGAGAAGAATACAATTATAATGTGTATGCCTATGCTTCTCGGCGGATATCACACTATAAATTGGTCGAAATCCCCTCAAAGTATGTTGGATATTTCACATCAGAGCCTCAACAGGTATCTACTAGGCGATATTATTTGATGGCTTACGAAACAACAGATACGATGGATCTATTGCGCCTACCCTACATACATGGTGACTTACGACCGACCAGAAGGGAGATGATCTAGTGGCAAGCAGAGGCACAAACGAACAAGGTTCGAACCGGGAGATGATGAGCCAGCAACTCACCGAGGCTCGTCGTCTCTTGGTAGCATCTCATATCAATCCGCTAGGAGCATCATTCCCTCCTGTCCGAGTATTCGACAGCCCTCCTATTCCGCCGGAGGTCACCATCGTCCCGCTACGAGATGACCCCACAAAGTTGATGATAATGCTTCAACAGGCGACAGATAAAATTGTCCTCCCATATGTCGCCCTGACAACGGGTGAACAAAGAGACTTCGAAAGGATAAGAGACCAGCAGCGTCATAAATGCGACCTCCTTTGTGCTCCAAACACCATAGAGTTCAAATCAGAGGGCAACGATGTCTTAGAATGGGAAGTATTCCGAACCACCTCCATGCCAGCCCGAGCGTTCGAAAAGCAACCCCAAATCTGCGGCAACGAAAAAGAAGATTGTATAATAAGAGAGAACTTCGCAGATGATTATAGACGAACATTTGGAAGCCAGCCATACAGAATAGTGGAAACATCAATGGCCTCAGCACTCACTGACACCATAGAGCCAAACAAGAAGTACTATTACATGTTCAGGACGAGAGACAGACACGGACATATCTCAAACCCTTCTGTGGTATTTCAGGTCGAAATGGTGAAGGATGGCGAAATGTTCTTTCCTATCATAAAAACCTATGAATCAGATCCGGACAAACCTAGACGCTCCAGGGAGTTTGCGAAGACGATAGATATACGTCTGCCTCGTTTGTCGTCACAGCCTCAATGGGCTGATGGAGTGTGGAAGACAGGAGCAAGGACCGAGAATGCCTACGGAAAGAGTTTCCTTGTGAGGGTGATATCAAAAGATACGGGACGCTCATTTGATATTGAGGTAGAGCCAAAATACCTATCAAGAGAGGTTGAATACGGCGTAGATAGTTTAGAAGAAGAGTGAATATAGACATTTTGAAACGAGGCACTATTTAGTAAGAGCTTCAATGGAGAGAATAAACGATGGCTTTTTTAGATAACAGCGGAGATATAATCCTCGACGCAGTATTGACCGATACTGGCAGGATGTTGCTTGCGCGGGGCGACGGCTCCTTTCGCATTACGAAATATGCGTTCGGCGACGACGAGATCAACTATGAGTTGTTTTCTGGCAGTCATGCCAGCGGCTCTGCATACTATGACCTTGACATCTTACAGACTCCAATCTTGGAGGCGTTTACTAGCAACACTTCTTCTATGAAGTCTAAACTCATAACTCTCTCCAATAACCGCTTGAGTTTGTTGCCTGTGATAAAACTGAATACTAATAACGGCAGAATGCCACTACAAGCATTCAGCACGATCACACCCACCACCGCCTCCGACGGGTCTTATTGGATACTTGCGGATGCTAATACAGCCGGGACCGACTTTGATCCTATTGCTGGCAAGGTCAATCACGGATATTCCGGTACTGGTACAAACATCCCTGCCAACAGGTACAAGAACGCCGGTTTCAACCCTTTCTTCCGCCTTGATCAGGGGCTAAATTCCGCCCAAGAGGGAACAACCCCCTTGGTTCAGGGGAATGACCTGTTTGAGACTCAATACTTAGTCGAGATGGATAATCGATTCCTAGAGTTGGTCGGACCCACCGACACAGCCACCCTCGCTCCCAAGTCATTTGTTGACGACGACAATATCGCCAGTTATTTCCTAGCGATGCAAGGGGGCACCTCACCCTTCATCAACTCCATCGGCGAAGACGCCGACGACGTCCTCACTGGACGCCCAGGGAGCAAGTTCGAATTTCGCCTCAAAGTCACGCAGGACATCGAAAACAGCACTGGTGCCGCAAACTACCTATTTCAAACCTTTGGTAATGCCATCGCCCACGCCACCGTGAGCGGCTCCGGCGACGACCACCACACTATTGACACAATGGTCCGAGTCACTGGTTTCACTACTGGGTATCGTGTCGATATTCCAATCAAAATAATCAAGAAGGACGCATAACCAATGGCTACCACATTTAAACGCCTTTTGCCCGAAGACATCATCCAAGCGAGAAATGTTCTCCATGAGTCAATCCCGATCACAGGCTCCATTGTTTCAGGAACATATGTAAGTGCTGGTGTTGAAACGAATATCAAGGACTACGCCCATGGTATGTTCCAATCGGTGTATGATTACCCGTACTTATCTTCCTCAGCTAATCACATCTTCGATATTACGCTCGGCATCTCCAAGTTAGCCGGTCATGTCTCGTCTTACGGGACTAGTGTAGAGGGTACACAAAAGAACAACATTTATGCTCAAATGGCACAGACGCTCTGCGGCCACAAGTCCGACGGCTCGATCCGCCCCTTTGACCAGGACGGCGATCTTTCTGGCGGCGACAAGTTCATAGAGACGTACTTTATCAACCTGTCGCGCCTATTAGTGAAGGATGAGATTAAGAAGGGAACCTTTTCGTTGGAACTTGGTGCCACACAGGACGATACAACCCCAAACACCACTTCAGTATTTATCAAGGACACTGGAGCATCAAGTGCTTACAAGGTCAACTCTCCAGCCGGCGAGTATGGGATTTTAAAGCTAACAACAGGGAACGGGTCACCTACACTAGGTTCTGTTGGAGCTGACGGACCAATAGGTATCATCTATTATCAAGCCGGTGTTGTAGTTTTGGATGCTAACGTCTTTGGGTCCGCAGGATTAGATACAGTGGCGCATATGGATAACGATGCTTCACCAGGAGTTGCTGATCGTTTCGACACAGCCACTATAGCTACCAACGCAGATAACCTTCGCAACCGCATCATAAACATCTCGTTCAACAACACAACAGAATTAAACTCAACCGTATATTTCTGCCGAGCCAACGCCAACGAGTTCAATTACAGTAGCAACCCAACCTATCTTGATGGAAGTCAAATACGCACCCGCCCCGCAGGTTCAGACACAGAGCCATCGGCATACATCACGACCGTAGGTCTCTATGGTGCAAACAACGAATTGTTGGCTGTTGCGAAGTTGTCAGAGCCTCTCAAGAAATCACCATCCAACGAGTTGACTCTTCGTACACGACTAGATTTCTAGTTCCACAGGAGGAAACAGGTGTCTTACCTCCATAGGTTCCGATCAGACGATATATTCGTAAATGAGATAGAGACTCATCCTCACTTTTCGGTGACGATGAGTAATGGCTCGATGTATCTAAACAACCGCACCAATGACGGTGAAAACATAGTGGATGGCACAGTCAATCTCTATGAGTTGAATGTCAATCGTGGCGCTGGCGTTGAAAAGATATTTCCATTTGTGTATAAAGATGCTACACTTACAGGGATGAACACCACATCACCAGAAGACTTCGAAGCCGCCTCTTATGGTGATGTAATAACGGGCTCGTATCCGTTGTCGGCATCAGTGAGTCGAGAGAGCTTTGTCACAACGGTCGCAGGGCTCGAAACAGCCCAGAGGCGACATCTCATCTCACTCAAAAACACCTTGAATTACTACAAGTTTATGTCCCCCAGTTACGAGTATGACAACTATGCCGCCGAGGCGGTCTCACTAGTCAGCATACCCAGCATAATGTTCGGTTCGGGGATAAAGCGAGGCAGCCTCGCCCTTCGCATGTACCATACGGGCACTCTTGTGGCAGAAGCCACCGATTATCGAAGAAACGGAGAACTGGTATCCACGATGGGCGACACCAGTGGTTCAATAATCGGCGTCGCTCTCTACAACGAGGGCTTCCTTGTCTTGAATTCGACAGACACGCTCACAGCAACAACCGATGCCTTCGCTGGTGGAGGTCAAGACTTCTACCGCTGGATACATTATGGGGCATATAATGTCGGCGGACCAGGCGCAATGGCATCAGCCTCCGTGTTTACATTAGACTTCGAAGGCACCCATCGCATACCGACTTTGACTATGTTTGCGAAGGCGAGAGAGGGCGAGCTAAACAACTCACAAAACCCAACATTCCTAACTCACGGGCAGTCCCCATACGCATCGGCCCCTTCTGGCTCAACGGGGTTCAGCGAGTCAGATAAGTTGGCAATCAAAAACACGATCAAGTCCCCATTCGACGGACATGAGGCAGACTTCAAGAAGCAGACCTTCATCTCCGAGGTCGGCATTTATGACGACGAGCGCAACCTCATCGCCGTAGCTAAAGTGGCAAACCCTGTCCGCAAGGTCGAAGACAACTCCTTCACGTTCAAGATCAGGATGGATTTATGATAATCGGTTTAGATATTTCAACCTCATGTGTCGGCATCGCCCTTGTAGATCCCGAAACAAAGAACCTAGTAAGTACCGAAGCAATAGACCTCACCAAAATAGACAGCGTATTTGAGAAAGCCGAGCGAGTAGGGTCAGCCCTTTGGGAGATCAGCCAAAGCAACGACATTACGGACATCTTCATCGAGACGGCTCTCAAGCGCTTTATTCCGGGTCGTTCCCGAGCAGACACCATCGTCAAACTAGCCAAGTTCAATGGCGTCATCTCGTTCCTCGCCTTCGATTCGTTTGGCGTAGAGCCCACCTACCTCAACGTCAATGCTGCTCGCTCCTACTATGGTCTGTCCTTCCCCCGAGGCACCAAAGGTCCGGCAAGAAAGAAAATGGTTATAGAAGCGGTAATAGAGAGAGAAAAGACAGCATTCAAGTGGGAAATGGCTCGTGGCGGAAAGAACTACAAGAGAACGACAGATGACAGGGCAGACGCAGTCGTAATAGCGAGAGCAGGCGAGTACATCCTCAGGAATGCAGACAACGAAGGCTTTTTGACCGAAAAGATAATCTTGACCGAGTAGGGCACTATTTAGTAGAGCACCACAGGAGCATCACAAATGAAAATCACAAAAACCAGAATGAGACAGATAATCAAGGAAGAGGTGGAGCGTCGCCGCAACTGCCTCACGACGCTCAGCGAAGTAGCTATAAGTGAGTTGCCAGATGAACTACAAGACGTCGAGAAAGAGGTGATCACACTTTACAAGAAGTTGGTGGGTTGGTCGAAAAAGACAGCCCAAGGTGTTGAGGATAAAGAAGCCAAAATGACCTTGATGAAGGTCCCAATTGCTATCAAGATCGCCGCCCAGAACATCGCCAAAATAGCAAAGACAGATAACGAGGCACTTTTAGCAGCGCTGGGTTCCGATGAGGGGGTAGATACGAACTCTGTCTCTGAGGACGATCTGGAACCAACAGAGAATCCAGAGGAGGCACCCAAGCCAAACTCTGGTGATGAAAACATCAAAGCAAGAGAGTTAGAGGCAGGAGACACCTACCAATATACATCCAAGAAGGGGAACAATTCTGTTGTCAAGGTCGAAGATCCGAATAATGATGTCGGCGCAGTGGTGTTACAGAAGGTCAACCCAGAAAAGGGATGCAAGCCCGCAGGTCAGAAGTTCGCAACCAACCCAGAGACCTTTGCATCAGCCATCGACGACGAAGTCGAAAATTGCGAAATACCAAAACCAGAAGCAAAGCAAGCCCAACGCCATGGCGGTGGGAAGTCCCGAGGGAAACAAGTCTCGCCCAACGCCGCCAAGAAGCGCAAAGCAAAACAGAAGCAACAGAAGGTTAGTCGCAAGAAGAACCGCCCAGGCAACCGACAAGATGACTTAGGTATTTCGGAGACACTCGAAGCCCTAATCCGCCAAGCCATAGACGAAGAGGTCGCTAGTGACCTAGAAGAGTGTGGCATGTGCTCTACCTGTGGCGACCCAAGTCACGATCACACCCATGACGCCCAGGGCATCCGCATCACTATAGGCACCGAGGACGACGAAGAATACGAAATCGACCCAGGTTCCCTCATTTAAAGCTTGACAGATAGACAAAACCCCTGTATTATGGGGCTATGCTAGAACACAAAAAGCGACAAGTCATCAATAGCGTCCTAGGTTCTGCTCATCGAGTAGGGCAGGAACATCTCTACGCTTCCAGGTGTTGCGGTCACCACAAGCCCAAGCTCTCCATCAACTTTGAGAAGGGTCTCGCCAAGTGTTGGGCGTGCGACTGGGCGACAAAAGACCTCGGTCGCATCGTATCCCGTTGGGGACGCCCATCTCACAAAGACACATGGGCTCAATTCACAGGCTTATCCGACGGAGGCTCCCTAGACGACCTTTTTCGGGAAGAAGAAAAAGAACTACAAAGGGTAGAGCTACCGGAGGAGTTCAAGACCCTCACGGGACGCCCAAGCATCTACGACAGAGCCCCAAGAGACTACCTAGCCAAAAGAGGTCTAACAGAAGAGGACATCCTCAAATTCCGCATAGGTTATTGTAGTTCGGGGGAGTACGAAGGACGCATCATCCTACCCTCGTTCAGTATAGACGGCTATTGTAACTTCTTCACTTCACGCACCTACGGACGGGACTGGCCTCCCTACAAGAACGGACCCGGAGGCAAGGACATCATCTACAACGATCTAACGATTGACTGGGCGAAACCAATCACACTTACAGAGGGGGTATTTGACGCTGTTGTCGCAGGGGAGAACGCAGTCCCCATCCTGGGCTCAACTCTCCGTAAAGACGGCATTTTATTCTCTAAACTCGTCTCTAAGGGTTCTATCGTTTATCTCGCTCTTGATCCCGATGCTGACAAGAAGGCTTTACAGATAGCCAAAGATCTGTTAGAATACGGAGTAGAGATTTACAAGATCGACGTAAACCCTTACAAGGACATCGGCGAAATGACAAAAGAAGAGTTCGCCACCAGAAAAAACGAAGCCCAGCCAATCACGGCAGACGGCTTCTTACTAACTGCCGCTTTACGGGCATAAGGAAATAAATGAAGAAGACCCTCACAATCGCCCATATTAGCGACATCCACATCTACAACCGACGCTACCACAAGGAGTTCCTCCAAGTAGCCAACAAACTCTACACGAAGATAGTCAAACAACGCCCAGATCACATCCTCATCTCAGGGGACATTTTTCATGTCAAAGGTACGATGAGTCCCGAAGCCGTCCAGATCGCTGGCGACTTCTTCCGCTCCCTCGCCGATCTCGCTCCGACCATCGTGACGGTCGGGAATCATGATTGTCTCCAAAGCAACCTTGGTCGCCTAGACAGCATTAGTCCGATCATCTCCGCCCTCGACCACCCCGATCTCACCTATGCCAAATACACTCAAATCATTGAACTCAGCGAGGACTACGACCTCACCATCCTCGGCATCCTTGACGAAAACGAGTGGGAGAATGTAAAGCCACGAGACAACGGAAAGACGCACCTCGTCACCTTCCATGGCTCAGTCACCGGAGTAACCAGCGACACAGGCTGGGTTCTGGACCATGGCGACATCGACTTCGAGGTCCTAACCCAATACGACTATGGTCTCCTCGGCGACATCCACGAGAGTCAAAGCGTCAACGAGGACGAACGCTTCCGTTATGCTGGCTCTTTGTGCCAAAACAACCATGGCGAGAAAAACAACAAGGGCTACCTTTTGTGGCGGTTCGGCATTGGCGACGAGTGGCAATGCTCCCATCATCACATCCCGAACCCCAAGCCCTTTATGACGATTGAGTTGACGGAGAAAGGAAACCTACCCCGTTCAGCAAACCCACCAGAGGGAGCCCGCCTTCGCATCGTAGCGAACCACTTGATCTCACTTGACAAGATCCGCAAATCTATGGATGTAGCCCGCTCCAAGTTTAACCCAGAGAGCCTCGCCTTCGTAAATAAAGCGGGCACAAAGAAATCGGATGTAAATTTAGATGGGATTACAAACACAGAGAACCTCCGTGATCCCAAGGTCCAACAACAATTCATCGGGGATTACCTAAAAGACTACGACCCAGACCCAGACACCTTGAAGCGAGTGTTTGAGTTGAACGGACGCCTAAACACCCTCACCAACATTGATGCAGACATTATGCGAAATGTGAGATGGAACCTTCAATCAGTTGAGTGGGATAACACCTTCAACTACGGCAAGAGAAACAAGGTCAATTATGAGAAATTAGATGGTGTTGTGGGATTATTCGGTCCCAATAGGAGTGGGAAGTGTGTCGACAAAAACACATTAATTGAGGTAGAATATGATGCGGAGCAAATTCGCCGCCTTCTGGGGTATTTGCCTGACAAAATGAAAAAGATGATGACAATTGGCGAGGTTTATGAGATTTTCCTGAAACACGGATCCAGATTGGGGATGAAAGTGTCAACTCCATATGGTTATCGTAAGATTGAAGCCTGTGCTATCACAGCTAAACAGAGCAAGATAATGAGAGTGACGACACAAGGGGGTAAGACGCTAGATACTTCACCAGACCACTTGATTAAAACAAAGAACGGACAATTTCAGAGCGTCGTGAGGTTGCTGCCGGGCGACATCATCCAGACCATCACCGGCAATGATGCTGTTTTGTCGACGGAGATGCTCCCGCATACTGATGACCTATATGATATACAGGTTGCCGGCGAGGAGCAATATTACTCCAACGGCATCGTCTCGCACAACTCATCAGTCCTAGACACTTTGCTCTATTGTCTCTACAACACAACGAGCAAGAACAACCGCAAGAACTTCAACATCATCAACCAGACCCAGCCCTATTGTTCGGCAAGAGCCAAGATCGAAGCCAACGGCAAGATTTATACGATCGAGCGGAAGAGCGAGAAGTACGAGAAGAAGCTCAAGGGGCATATCACCCTCGAAGCCAAGACCTATGTAGAGTTCAGCGTAGAAGACCCATCCACGGGAGAGACAACCAACCTCAACGGAGCCGACCGCAACGCCACCGACAAAGAGATCCGCAAGATCTTCGGCACGATTGACGACTTCCTCCTAACCTCTATGAGTTCCCAGATGGACGGACTACGCTTCATCAACGAGGGTTCCACCGAGCGCAAGAAGATCCTCGCTCGCTTTTTAGATTTGGAGATCTTCGAAAACAAGTTCAAGGTCGCCAAGGACGAGAGCGTCGACATCCGAGCCCTCCTCAAGAAGTACGAAGAAAACACCTTTGACGAGGACACCCTAACCCTCACCCAACAACTCGCCACAAACGAACAGGAGCGCGAGAACCAGCGCTCTAAATGCGATACAATCAAGGGAAACATCGCCACCCTAACCACCACCCGTCAAGACATCCAGTCCAAACTAGACGCAGTCCCAATCCGCCACATCAACATCGCCCAAGAGCGCCAATCCTACACCACCACCCACAAGCAGATCACCACCCTCGCCGGACAACTCGGCTCTACGATGAAGCAGAAGCTCGACCTCCTCACCTCAATTTCTCGGCAACAAAAAGAAAGAGATGAAATCAATGAGGAGGAACTAACCACAAAGTTCGAAGAGTTAGAGAAATACGAGAAGCAGAAGCAAGCACTAACCGCGGGCATCAGCAAAGCAGAGCACGAACTCAAAATCCTCTCCAAGAGCACAAAGGTGTTAGGGGATGTCCCATGCAATGACGGCTACCCGACCTGCCCCTTGTTGAAGAACGCTCACACAGCGAAGCAGAAGACCGAGAAGATCAACAAGGGTTTGATGATGCACAAGGACAGCCTTGAAAACCTGGTTAAGAACATTGACTTGATGAACCCAGAGCGACTACGGAGAGAAAGGGTGGCGTTAGTGACCTTATCCGACAGCATCGCCGCCGACCAGCGCTCATTGTCCGAAAGGGAACTCCGAATTGAGAAGATGAAGGTCGAGAACCTCTCTTTGGACTCTAAATTGAAGGAAATCCAGGGTCGCATAGCCACTTATGAGGAGAACAAGGAGGCAATTGAGGGCAAAGAGGAGCTTTTGCAACAAATTGTAGCCCTCGACATCGACATTCAGGCTGGGGAGACGGAATTAGGCCGTTGCGACACTAAAATCCTTGATTTGGTGAAGTCTCACGGCTCTTTGGAGCAGCAAATCGTCCAAATCGCCGAAAAGAAAGCAGAATTGCTTGATTTACGTGAGAAATACACTGCATACGACCTTATGATGCGGGTTTTACACCCAAACGGCGTCTCCTACCAGGTTATCAAGTCTTTGTTGCCCCTTATCAACGACGAGATCAACAAAGTGCTCGCAAATGTCGCAGAGTTCCAAATTTTGATGTCTGCGGACGGCAAGAAGCTCGATGTCCAGATCAAACACCCCAAATATGAGCCCCGAGCGATTGAGATGGCTTCGGGAGCCGAAAAGTCGCTTGCTGGTTTAGCATTACGCATCGCCCTAACAAATGTGAGCACTCTCCCTCGTCCGTCCATTATGATCTTGGACGAGCCAGCCACAGCCCTCGACGACGAAGGCATGGTCGGCTTCGCTCGTGTCTTGGATCTTTGCAAGTCCTATTACGACAAGGTGATCCTCATCACCCATCTCCAAGCCTTAAAAGACTCAGCAGACTGCTCCATCGACATCGAACGCCGAGGAAGCTTTGCCTACATCAGTCAATAACCGGCAACAAAAGGAAACCTTGACAAAGCCATAGAAGGTGCTATTCTGAGGTAGAAGGAGAACAACATGAGCGGAGGACACTGGGATTACGTACAATACCGACTTACTGACGTCATCGATGAACTGAAAGGAATCGTCAGCGGGGAGATCAAGACAACCGATTGGAGCACGGGCGAGGAGGTCCTTGAACGAGACAACTATACACAGGTGACCCTCGAAGCGTTCAAGCGAGCGACCAAAGCCATCGAGATCGCCCAGACACACATCCAACGCATCGATTGGCTCTTGTCGGGCGATGACTCTGAGGAGAGTTACTATAGGCGTCTTCATACGGAGTTAGAGAAGTTCGAAAATGACAAAGTATAAAGCGGGCGACCTAGTGGTGTGGGAGACCCTGAACGACCTCCAAGACGAGGAGACGACCCTCTTGACTGGTTTGGTCGTAGAAACAAACCTAGACAACCCCGACCTCACCAAGGTGTTGTTCCCTGGTGAAGAGTCATTTTGGCTCCCGACTATGGATTTGATATTAGTTAGTAAAACTTGAAGACCCTCGACTAATTAGTGAGTGGAGGGCAACAAATGAAAAAGATGCTAAATGAGTGGAAGAGTTATATGGAAGAGAAGGTAGAACTCCCACAAGGGGAGTGGACCGAAGTCACTCCTGCCGAAATTAGATCTACAAAGGGCGACGAAGAAGTTGACCTCACCCAAGAACTATTCAAGTTGATCCAGAATGCCTACTCTTCCATCGGTGGGAACTTCAAGTACTCCTCCCCGGGCGACGTACCAGGCAAAGAAGATGTCTGGGGACTTCTCGATATAGATGGCGACGACACCCCGGATGCCCTCCGTGGCGGAAAGTCCGGACCTCACGGGACAAAGCTGACCCTAGCGGGACACAACGGAGCAAAGGAAGCCGTGGCTGCTTATCTTCAGAGAACTGCCGACCTCCTAAAACAACCAGGCAACTATGCCGAAATGAGCAAAGCAATCGCCCACATTATGATGACGAGACATGGTGTCCCCTTCGTCGGGTCTCCCGAGCAGGTCCAGCGTGTCCTTGGTCCCACCCGCCCCATCGAGTGGGTGGGGCTCAACCCAAACGGAAAGTACCCAGAGTATCCGGGTTGGTACAAGAGAGAGATCGCAGGACGCAAGGGTGAGATGAAGATAATGCTCGGAATGCTCAAATAAGTCTTGACTCTCAGCCACCTTGTGGTATTGTAGTCAAGCGGGGAGATGGTCTCCCACCGAAAAGGATCCAGATGAAAATTGTCTATCTTCACGGCATGCTAAGCAGTCCCGATAGTTCCAAGGCATCAGCATTGCGAGAGGCGGGACACGAAGTGTTTGCCCCTGCGCTCCCTAAGGATAGTTGGGATGTGAGTATGATGCTCGCCCAGCGAGCCATTGACGAAGAGGATCCCGATGTCGTTGTTGCCTCTTCCCGAGGTGGTGCTTTGGCCCTCAACATCAACACGGGTCGCCTCCCTCTTATTTTGATTGCTCCGGCGTGGAACAAGTTTGGACACCAGAGTCCCGAGGTGTTGGAGCGGATCAACTCTTGTCACATCACGCTCCTCCATTCCCCTTGCGACAATGTCGTATCCTACGAGGACAGCCTTGTCGCCAGCGCCCACCTTCTCAATTCTGTGTTGATTCCAGTCGGTTCCGAACACAGAATGAACGACCAGTTAGCCATCCGTGCGATGCTGGATGCGGTGTTCCTATGAGGGCAGGAGATCTCGTAATAGTTCATTCGCCCATTTGAAGTTGAGTTAGTTTCCGGCACATAGAAAAAAGATAGATTGCGCTAGGTGAGAGACACACAGGGTTCTACTGATCTGAAAAGTATATACGACCCGACGATGCATAATGAGAGATTAGGAAGGCACGTCATTCACTGGTTCAAATCCAGTAGCGCAATCTATCACCTATTTATTTGACAAAGGCACAAACCGTGCTATTATGACGCAGAGGAAAGAGTATGAGAATTCTATTAGCAAGCGACATACACAACGAGCATCACAATGACCTTCCCCAATTCATCAGCCAACTAGACAAGACGGTTGATGTGTTGGTGTTAGCGGGTGACATTGATAGTCATGAGATGATCGGCGAGACGCTGGGTGCTTTTAGCGAAGCATTCAAGAGTGTAGTTTATGTACCAGGCAACCATGAAGCATTTGGGACAACCCCGACGAAACTTCACGAGGTCCTGTTGGACGCCGAAGAATTCAACATCAATCTTCACTATCTCCATCCGGAGGATCCAGAGGTCACTATCGACGGACAGCATTTCCTCGGTTCAACTCTGTGGTATCCAGACCTTCCCGACAACTTCGCCCACAAGTCCCGAATGGCGGATTTTCGCTATATCGAGGAGTTTGAGCCGTGGGTCTATCAGCAGAACGCCAAGTTTATGGAGAACTTGCGAGAGTTGGCTACCAGCGACAGCATCATCGTGTCGCACCACCTTCCCTCATATGACTGCGTAACGCCATTTTGGAGGAACAGCGGACTCAACAGGTTCTTTGTCTCAGAGTGCAAGAAGGAGATCGAAGAAATCCAGCCCAAATATTGGCTCCATGGGCATTCTCATACGAAGAGCGAGGTTCTCTTGGGAGAGACAAGGGTGGCTCTGGCACCGAGAGGCTACCCAAATGAGAGGTCATATAACGACCTATCTCTCTCCTATGACCCTAACTTCATTATAGAGGTATGAGATGCCCTTCCAACCAGGCGACCTCGTGAAAATGAAGCGAGATAAATACCACCGGCTAGGAACCTACGGAGGGCTGACCCCGAAGGGTGAAGTTGGGCTTGTTTTGAAGATTGGCACAGCGCTTGATATTGAACCCTTATGTTAATCAATAATATTGTTTATTCCCCGGAAGAGTGGGAATTCGTGGAGGAAGAGAAGTGAAAATCACAGAAAAAGAGTTCGAAGCAATTGAATTAGCACTCTATGCTGCTGCCGAGGAAGGGGTGCTTCT